CGTTCGGATTCACCCATCAACCGGGCCTTGTATAGTTCCACTAGCGCAAGCTGTTCGTCGAGTTTCGACTTGATAATGCCAGCCGCTGTTGATCCGATTTTACCCAACGCTTCCGCCGCTTAAATCCGCCCCGCGCAAATTCGCCTCGCTTAAATCCGCCCCGCGCAAATTCGCCTCGCTTAAATTCGCCCCGCTTAAATCCGCCTCGCGCAAATTCGCCCCGTTTAAATTCGCCCCGCTTAAATTCGCCTCGCTTAAATCCGCCCTTACGCCATCCTGATCGCCGCGCAGCCATTTAGCATGGCCGTCTAGTTTGCCTTTCAGTTCTTGATTCATCTCTAATTCCTCATTTTGGCTTCCAAACGATTGATTCTGACGCAGCGCGTCGCTCACACCCGCCCACGCATCGCATTGACCTGCTGCGCCTGGCGCTCGGCCTGTTGGCTCCGCGCCTTGGCCGAATCGCGGTATTTTTTCATCCAGGCCAAATCCTCGGGAGTGATGCCGGGTTGGCAGTGTTTGGGGAGTGGATCAATTTGCGGCGGGAGCCGAACCCGAGGATGCGCATCCGCCGCGAATGACCAGAACCCGGCCCCGCCGATTTTTTTGGGGGGCTGGTACCTGACCGGTTCGCCCAGAAATTGCAGGGCGTTCAGCGCCTTACGAACATCAGACGCGGGGTAGCCGATCTGGTCGCCGATCTGGGTGGCGGTTAAGGGGCGATTTTGCCCGGTCAAAAATTTCTTCAGAATCGGGCCAATGGCCGGCGGGCGAGTCATGCGACCTCCTGCGTCGGACGGCCAACGGTGCGCTGGCCGCGCGTGGTGTGCTATTGGCCGCACTCGCGGCACTGGTACGCAAACCCGCCCCGCCCGCTCCTGGTGTGGGTATGCCGGGCGCGGCTGGCGCTCATAAATTCAATCGTTCGCCAGGCGGCGGCGGGCGAGGGGTAGCAGATTTTTCCGGTGGGGCAATTCATGGAGCCTCCATTGCGCCATCCCTGGCGCGGGCGAGTTAGGCTGCTTTGGATAGATCGCTCTTGCGGGCTTTCCATGCGGCGATGCAGCGGCTGCGCTCGCCGTTGCGCAGCCGGCCAATGTCGCGGCTCAGGGCGTCCAGGTCGGCGGTGGTTTGCGCCTCGCCAATCAGCATCAACAGGTCGCCGCACGGGTCAGCGGGCGGCAACTCCGGTTCCGGGGCGGCCTGAGTCGGCTCAGGGATTTCGCCGGTCTCCGGGTTCATTTCGGCTGGGGGTTCCGGGGTCGTGGCGATGATCGCTATCGGCGGTAATGGCTCCTCGTCGGCCACCGGCGGCGGTGCCCAATTCCCTTCGATGACTTCCCGCACGTTCAGCTTCTGACCCTGGCCGGCGGCGTCATCCAGTGAAAGCGCGGTCATCAGCTCAACGGATTTGGGCAGGAACTTGCAGAGGCGGCGCAGGACCGTGTTATGCGTGGGGGCCATACTGCGGCCACACAAATAAGTCTTCTCGGCGCTGGCTACGGCAATACAGCGCGTGGGGACCGACGGGACTTCTTCGATGCTCTTGATAGCGCGATAAATCGAGATTTTTCGATCCCTGATGCGCTCTTTTTTGCGGGGCAACGTCGCGCAGACGAATGATGGCTGCCAACTCACTTCGTGGGCTGTGGTTTCCACACCAAACCCGGACACGCGCCGACAAATCTGCAAGGGCGTCTCGCCCAGGGAAGATGCCAGCTCAAAAACTCCACAAGCCAGCGCGTAATTCGTTGAAGTGTATTTAACTCTCCCTCGGTCTTTATCCACATGCCCATCAGAATCAATCAGCCCGGCAAGAAGTTGCTTGCGCTGATCAATGGATGCCCGCAAGTAAATTTGTGGAATGTGCTTGTTGCTGATCAGATCAAGGGATCGCAGGTCTTCAAGCATCCCTTTGATGCCCACACACCAAGCGTCAGCCCGTTCGTCTTTTCTTACGGTCCCCAGCGTATAGGCTTCGGAGATTGCATCCTCCACATGCTGAAGATCATCAGTGTTGCAGGTGATTTGGGGCCTCCTGGCCGTGCCATCACCCAGCCAGTACCCAAGCAGGTAGGGATTGATAGGCAGGTCGGCATCCGGCAAATCCAGCGCACCTTGAACCGGAATTGTTACGGCAAGCCCTTGATTCTTTGCTGCAAAAAGCTCGTTGACCGTGTAAACCCGATATTGATCTTTGCAGGCGTTAGCTCCTCCGGCGCGAGCCAACCAGCGATGTTCGTCATCACAAACCACAAAATCCCCATTACTGAAGGTCACCCTAAAGCAGGGGATATTCTTTATTTCAGAAACATCAGTGACTGGCGTTGGCTTTCCCAGGTGGTCGAAAACCACATCGCCCACTGAAATTTCTCCCATAGTGATCCACCCGCTTGGAGTGGGGATCGGGGTATCCAGCGCTAGCCCTTTGCGCCACATCTCATCCGTATCGGTATCCCAAGGGGTTTTCTTGCCGTACTTCTTGGCATTCTGGCTGTTGCTCCCCCGGTCACGGATGGCCTCAATCTGGGCGCGGGTCATGATCTCGACGTGGTGCCCTCCATCGGCAAACTCGGCGACGGCATAGGCCAAGCGCGGCTCGCCCCGGTCGCCGTCCAGCAGCGGCTCATGCTCCAGGGTGACAAACAGGCCCGTCCGGTAGGTGAATCGGTCGCGCTCATAGACCACTTGCGCCTCGATCCGCTTGACCTTGCCGGAGCGGCGCACCAAATCCAGCAGTCCCTGATAGCCTGGAATCAACTGGCATTCCGATCTGTAAGGGATCAGGTAGCACTGCCCCATTAGACCCGGTTCCAGCCCTAACTGGCTAGCCATGATGACGGCGGCGAACACCGATCGCGGATCGCACTCCCCCAGTTTGGGGTTCTTCCGAAACTCGGTCAGAGCGATCCGGGTCATCCGATCCGGATTCAAATGGCGCGGCAGAGCGCGGGCAATCTCCGCCTGGTGCTGCTTGAGCAGGGCCGGGAAGGAGTGGGCTTGGGACAGTGTGGCGACGGCGGTGGTCATGGCTTACTCCTCAATCTCGGCATTCAGCGCCCATTTGGGCAGGGACAGCGGTTGAATGGCCTCGCTATAGCCGGGCCATAGATCAAACTCGCGGGCATTAGCGTAGCGAGCCAGATCGCGCCGCGCCAGAAACCGCCCCAAGTCAACCGCCTCTGCGTCCAGTTCGTACAGCGCCACGGCATAGGGTGGCGTCTTTTCCACGGCGACGAAGATGAAGCCGCCGGGCAGGTCGCCGGTGGCGGCCTGATAGGCGGCCAGATACCAAGCGGCCTGGACGTGGTAGCGAAAATGAGCGCAGCTCTTGGCGAAAGCTGATGAGCTGGCGTCTTGGGTGGTTTTCAGATCGATCAGCAGCCCGTCCGGGGTCAGCCAGTCAACGCGAGCGCGGCATCGGACGTTGAATTCGCTGTCGCTCCACAGCAACGAGGCTTCCGGCTGGCCGGATTGGAGCAGGGTTTTAGCTCGGGGATGAGACTGAACGGACAGAGCGATGCGGGTACACAGTTGCGCGTCATCAAGGCTCAATACGATCTTGCCGACATTCGCCGCTTCAAACTCAGCGAAGGCTTCTTTGCCGGCCTTGGAGCGCTTGTCGCCTTCTGGAGCGACCGCGTAATCCACAGCGAACCGCGCCGGCTCCAGGACCGCGCAATGCACGGCGGACCCGATGCGCATTGCGGCGGTTTCTTCCCGTTCGGCGTGTTTCCAATGCAGCGGCGAGCGGGCGATTTTGTCCAGATCGGATTTTCCGACCGCGTCCAGGGCGTGATAGGCGGCGTTGCTCAGTGTTTCTGCGGGATGCAGGCCATAGATGAAGTCGGTCATGCCGCTTCCTCCTCGGTTTCAATAAGGTTGCCGTCGCGGTCTTCGCAGCGCTCGCAACCCGGATGGGCTGGATCGCGGCAGTCGGGGTGACGGGTCAAAATGGCGCGGTGCTGGCGCTCTCTGAACGCCTGCATCCGCAGGTCGGAGATGAAGTCGTCGTCAGGGTCGCGTTTCATAGCCGCACGATCCGGGCGTAACCCAACGGGCCAACGCAGTAGTAGGGGATTTTCCCCGGACGAACCTGGATCAGCCACTGATCCAGTAGTGCGGTACAGGCCGGCGGCGCTTTGGCGACTTCGATACCGCCCGTGGAAAAGATGAGCCACAGAAGGGCGGACGTCATGCGGCCTCCCTATACATCTCAAACTCACGTCCCCATTGGGCAGCCATTGCGGCGGCAATTCCGGGGTAGGTGCGCGAGCGTTCCTTCCAGCGGTCGGGGCCGGGCGGCAGACGGTTCTGTCCACTGTTGGTCTGATTGCTCCAGCGTCGTTTGCCGTCAACCAGTTGCGGTTCAACATACGCCGTCGGGACCAGCTTCGGCAGCGCTTTGAGCCACAGACAGGTCGCTTTAGTTTCGCCATGTCCGTACTGCCAGGGCTGGATAATTTGATCGGGCTTGCGAATCCGACTGCTGATAATAGAAATCGGATTCTCGATACAGATATGCTTGATTGGAGCATTCATCAGAAATCGCACAAACTCCAATGCTTCATCCTGACGGCCATCTGCAATCTTAGCTTTGAAATGCCGCGCACCACTAACGGCAAGATGAGTGCATGGCGGGTGAAAAATAGCCAAGTCCCAATCTTCCGAAAGCAGCGGGATCACATCACCTTGGATATGGAATGGAGACCCATCTTCACTTTCCAATAGATCACAAGAGAAAGCATCATGTCCGAGGTTTCTAAATGCCTGTCTTACACGCCCGGAATATTCACACCCAACGAGCACTCTCATGATGCCTCCTGAAGCCTGGCGAGTTGCGCCTCGTAATGCCGCAACGCATCGCGGCGGCGCGGCGTGGTCAGTAGCAGCCCGTGGGCGTCGATCCGTTCGTCGTGTAGCCGAACAATGGATTTCAGTTTGGTGATTTCCTCGGCCTGTTCCCGGCATTGCTCAGCGAGGACGGCGGGCGCCTCAAAAATAGCAGTCATGTCGCTCATGCGGCCCCCTCGAACTTTGTGCATTTCGGCCCGTCCGGCGTGATGACCCACTCGACCGGATCGGCGTCCTCCCAGACAGGGCATAAATCATCATCTGTGCGTAACTTCGCACAGACCGAGCAGTACAAATCCATGAAATTATTGGCCTCCCGCTCGGTGGGAAACCACTGGATGGTTTTAGGGATCGCGTCCCCTAGCAGGTCAGTTACTGGCTGGCTCATAGCTGATTACCTATCCACAGAGCGCCTACGACTACGGCGACCACCGCCGCGCCAGCAATCAGCCCGGCCAAAAAATCGGCATTCAGCACTGGGTCCAGGGGCGGCAACTCCTTCGGTTCCAGTTGCTGCAAAAGCGGCCCCTCCGCTGACTCCAATGCCCGAAGCAGCGCCATAGCCTCGCGCCGCTCCCGGTCAATGCGCTGCCCCGCATGGGAGTTTTTGGCGCGGATGAGTGCAAGCTGGGATGGTTTGCAGTACGTCGCCATTGGCGGGCGGGATTTAAGTCCGGGTCCGGTGACTGTGCGGGAGACGATTGCGTTGTTCATTTTTCAGCCCCTAAAAAGGCCCGGCGAACCGGGCAAGCCCAAAGGAGGATTTGCGCCCGCGTCCGTGCTGAGCTGGCCCGACCGTCCCTTGTGCTGCGAGTGGCCTTACTGCGTTGCCGGTGCAGCGGGGCGGCGGGTTGAGGGGAATGATAGGCAAAGCCTAAGAATCTGTCAATAGCCAATACCTAATTTTAATTTTCAGGCCACCATAGTACTTGCACATAAATTAGACATCACCTAATATAATGGCATGAACACCACACCCATCGAAAAAGCCATTGCTGTATCCGGTACTTGCTACCGGCTCGCCAAAATGATAGGAATTAAGCCGCCGTCAGTTCACGACTGGCTGCGGTCAGGACGCATCCCGGCGGGGCGTGTCCTGGCCGTGGAAGCGGCGACGGGTATCAGCCGGCACGAACTCAGGCCCGATATTTACCCGATCGAAGACCAACAGGCCGCCTGACATGCCCGCGCCACTCCCTTACGGCTACCACCGGCGTCTGGACCATCCCTATCCAGCAAAGCCCTGGACAGGATCGCCGTTACCGCCGGGGACGCCCGTGCATTACATCGACGCCGGGTTGTTCGTGGCCTGCCGGATCCGTGGTTCGGGCGTTCGGCCCAAGACGCGGGTTCCTGAAAAAGTCATCTGCCCGGCTTGCCTAAAACTCCTGAATCTTACCCATCCCAAACAGCCGCCCTGCGGGTCAACGACTGGGGCAACGGGTCCCTCGGTTGACCCGGCGCATGAGCGCGAACAAGCCGATCATCATCATGCAAGCTCCTCGTTTGGTGGTTCCCCCGCGTCCGTTTCGGCTGGCGCGGGGTTTTTATTGGGGTAGACCTATGGATAATCTGGTGGATTTGCACGACCCGCGCTATCTGCACACTCACTGCCTGTCGTGCCAGGCGCTCATCACCATTAGCGCCGCCGCCGCGCAAATCGGCAGGTTAATCCACTGCTGGCAGTGCGATGCGCCTGCCCGAGTCTGGCAGTTGATTGGCCGAGCCAATCGCCAGGAAGCGCCGGCGAATCCATTGGCCGGAACGTGGGAAGGGGCGCGGCCATGAGTCAATTATCTTTCATGGAAATCCCGGAAGCGCAAAACCCAGTTTTCATAAAGCCCTACAAGACTTTTGCGGTTGCACGAAAAAACTACGGCGGGACACGCCGAACGTTAAGCCTGCGGAGTTTGAGTCAGACTCCAATGGGCCAATCCCAAAGGAGCATCGAACGATGAAACAGGAACCTGGAAGGCAACAACCAGGAATCTCCGGCCTTCAGGCCGGAGAGGATGTCAAGGGCGAGAAGTTTTGTTCGGGCTGCCGGCGCTATCGACCGGCGGAGCAAATCGCCTCGACCCGTGTAGTTATCCACCGGACCGGAAAGGCGACGCGCTACCTCTGCGTGACTTGCACGGAGACGATTCGGGCGCGGACCGAGAAGAAGGCGGTGGCATGAGTGAGTTATCCCCTGGCTATTACGCCGCCATGCCCCAACAACCGATTGACGTGATCCGGGCCAATCTATCACCGGAACAGTTGACCGGATTCTATTTAGGCAACGCCATAAAGTATTTGCTGCGGTTCAATGTCAACCCGAGCGCGCCCGGCGCGTCGGGAAAGGGCGGATTAACGGACCTGAAAAAAGCAGCTACCTATATCGAGTGGGCGATTGCTCTGGAGGAATCCTCGTGACCAAGCCGCGTCCGTTCAGGTTGAAAGCGCCCCACGTTTTAGAGCGGGTTGAACAAGAGGCGCTTTTTCAGTGGGCGGCGGCAATGGAGAGAAAAGAGCCGCGACTACGGCTATTGAATGCCTCGTTGAATGGGGTGCGATTGTCGCCGCACCAGGCGGTTATGGCGAAGAAAGGCGGGATGAAGAAAGGCTACCCCGATGTGTTCCTGCCGGTTGAGGTGGACGGCTGCAACGGGCTGTTCATCGAAATGAAGCGCCGGGACGGCATTCCTTCGAACGTAACAAAAGAACAACGGGAATGGCTCAGGGATTTGGAAACGCAGGGTTATCAGGCGCTGGTGTGCTTTGGATGGGAAGAAGCAGTACAGGTTATTGAAAGGTATTTGGGGATGGATGAGGCAACAAAAACCCCGCTGGTGCGGGGCATTGCGCCGGTAGCAGCCGGCTGATCACTGATGACAACCGAGAGAAACATCAATGACTGGTGAAAGTGTAGCAGAAATCAAATTCATCCCGGCAACATCGATTGTTAGCCGGGTTGTGGCGCGTTCGGTTAAAGCGGATGGCGTGGATCGGTTACGCGGAAAGATTGAGCGGTTAGGTTTTCAAACCGATAAGCCGTTGCGCGTTTATAGAGTTGATGGTGGGTATCGGTTAATTGACGGGAATCATCGCTTGGAGGCCGCAATCAAGTTGTCGCTGGCAACCCTTCCGGCCTTGATTGTCGATCCGCCCGCTGATGAATTGGCCGAAATTCAGCAAGCCCGCGAAAGCAATGAAGCGTCTGAGACGGTGGTTAAAACCACCTTCATCGATGACGCGGAATTGGTCTGGAAACTCACCGAATCCTTTACCCAGGAGCAAGCCGCGAAGGCGATGGGCGGATGGAGTCGTGGCGCTGTATCAAATTACGCCGCACTCAAGTCGATAGACGAAGAAGCATGGGATATTGTTGCCACAAGTTTTTCAACCATTGTGGCAAATGAGGATGATGATGGTGTGGCAAACAATGCCACAACTGTGGCAAACACTATCTTCACTGAAGGCTTACTCCGCAACATCCTAGACCTTGATGCATGCCAGCAAGTTGAGTTGTGCGGGTATCTGGCGAAGGGCAAGGATAAGAAGGGCCATACCTACAACAAGGCCAAATTTAAGCAGGACGCAGTTTGGTATCGGGCTTTTAATGTCCTGTGGGATTTAGCGGACAAAATGCTATCCGCCGCGATTCCTGAACCTGCCTGTAGTGAGTATCTGGCGAAAGCACAGGGTGAGCTTAAAGACAATTCAGAATACACCGATGAATGGCTGAAAAACAAAGCGCCAGGCGATAAGTTTAACAAGCTGATTCAGGCGCAGATTGATGACTGGCAGCAAAAGAACAACGTAAAAATCATCGTCAAGGACATCCGGTTGTTGACGGCTGATGATATTGCCAGCGAGTCAGTTGATTGCATTATTACCGATCCACCCTATCCGAAAGACTACATTGATCTGTTTGATGATTTGGGCGCATTGGCGGCGCGGGTCTTGAAGCCGGGCGGGTCACTGGTGGTAATGACCGGACAGCTTTATTTGCCGCGCTACCTTAAATTGCTCTCTAAGCACCTGACCTATCATTGGCTGCTGGCCTATACCACGCCGGGCGGGCAAGCGGTTCAGGTTTGGAATCAGGAGGTTAATACATTTTGGAAACCGCTGTTGTGGTTCGTCAAGGATCAGCGGGATGCGCGTTGGGTATCGGACGTTATCAATACGCCAGTGAATGCCAATGACAAACAGCATCATCATTGGGGGCAGTCTGAGTTTGGTATGTCTGCGATTGTGGATAAATTCACCAATCCAGGCGACGTTGTGTTAGACCCGTTTCTTGGTGGTGGGACTACCGGACTGGTTTGCAAGGAAAGCGGGCGGAAGTTTATCGGCGTTGAGATTGATGAGAACGAAGCCAAAAAAGCGATTGCGCGGATTCATGGAGGAAAAGGCTAATGGAAATCTCCATGAAAGACCTGTTTCCGGTATGTGTCCGGGTTTTGGATAAAGAAAAAACGCCTATCCATTATCTAAAATTAACCTCTTTGGCGTTAGAGCGTGAAATGGATGTTTTTTTACCAAAGCCGGATTTTATGAAGAACGCGGAAAACGTGAGAGAAAAGCTACTTTGTGCTGAACAGCGTGGCACATTCTATACTGGTTCGCCGTTATGTATGGGCGCATTGCGCCACTGGTTCAAAACGGACCAATTACAGTTTACGACTGATTGGATAACGATCCAAGGTAGCGCCCAGGCTGGCGCTTCTGGCGCGTTTGAATCTTTAATGCGGTCGAAATATATGGTTATCAATAATCCATCGTTACGAAACACTGAACTCCTTAATAGGGCCAGATCGTCAGGGTTGGTGCTTGAGAACCATGTTTCAGAGTGGTTTAAGGAAAAATATCCAACACTCTACCAGCAACCCGATAATTATGGCGCATGGGATCGCCCATGCAATCACGATTTCAAGTTGTTAATTGGTGGCCGTCCATTGCTGGTTGATGTTGCTGGCCCTGACTGGCATGGACAGTACGGTAAAAGAGGCAGGAAACCAAAAACAGAAGTTCATTTGCTGTGCAGGATTGCAGGGAAAGATTGTGTTTTTGAGGTGGTTGTAAACGGGAATGATTTTACTGAGAGCATGGTTCCTATGACTGCATTCAGCCCAACCGCTTTTTTGGTATGGCTGAACTGTCATAGTCAAGGGATTGATTACAGTGCGGTTGCGTCAAGCGTCAATAATCATTATGGGCGGAAAGTCGCATGAAAACCCCATCCCTCTTCCGCCGCGCCTTTGCGGCAGCCAAGCGCATCCCCAACGCGCCCGACAAGGACCGCGCCAAACGGATCAGTATCTGGGCGGATTTTGTGAAGGCGGCGATCCGGGATGAGGATGAAAGCGGGCAAAAGGGGTTGAAAAAATGACCGCCGGGGCGTATGGTTGCGGCGTCCTTGCAACAGCAGGGACCGGGGTTGACAGCCCGATGCACGTTAGGCGCGTAGCGCCATACCGGTGCTTTTTTTATGCCCGGTTGAATCATCCCAATGACGGGCTACGTGGGGAAGCCTTCGGGCTTGCCGGCGTCCTAACTGGCCGGTCTGTCAACCTCACGTACCCCGTCGCTCCCTGCTTGACAGCAGTAGGCGGCGGTTTCCAAAATCAGTTAGGAGCCGCACCATGAATACCCCCGCCCAAGTTGCGCCCGCGCTCTCCCTGCGCCCGTATCAGATTGACGCCATCGCAGAAACCCGCCGCCGTATGGCGCGAGTGCGGTCAGTGCTGATTAACGCCCCAACCGGAGCCGGAAAAACCATTCTGGGCTGCCAGATCATTAGGTTGGCCGTTGAAAAGCAGCGCCGGGTGCTGTTCCTGGCGCATCGCCGGGAGCTGATCGATCAGTGCGCGGCCAAGTTGGATGAGGCCGGGGTACCGCATCATGGCGTGATTCTGGCTGGGCACAGCAAGTCCCGCGCTCCTCATGCGCCGGTGCAGGTCGCCAGTATACAGACGTTGATCCGCCGTGAGTTGCCGCCCGCAGACCTGGTGATGATTGATGAGTGCATCACAGGAGATTCTTTAATTTTGACCGATAAAGGCGCGATACCAATCAAAGATATAAGGATAGGTATTCGTGCGATGAGCTATAATAATGGCAATGTGATCTATTCAGAAATCACAGATGTCTGGATGAGCGGCGAAAAGGATGTGCTAGAGATCGCGGTCGAAACGGGTGAAACGATACGATGCACGGAAAACCATTTATTGATGACCAAGGAAGGATGGACGAAAGCGAAGGACATAATGCCGTCAAGCCAGTTGTTACTTGCAAATGCGGGTGCGGAACCATTCTGCAAAAAAACAAGTGGGGACGGCAGCAGGTTTTCGTTCCAGGTCACCAAAGAAAGTCCGGCGCAAGAACAAGAGATCAATGGGCAGTGGTTTTCGATGAAGTCAAAGCTGGCGCTCCTCTTTGCGGGTGCGGGTGCGGGGAAAAAACGCGCCCGAAATCCTGCAATACGCTTGACCAGTTCATCAGACACAAAGGAAGCCGCGCTTACTACAAATACGTGCAAGGGCATGGCAGCAGGTCTCTATCGTGGCACACCAAGATTGACGATACAGAGCGCAAAGCAATTCTTGGAACACTTCTTGGAGACTCAAGCATCCTTTATCCGCACAAAACAAGCGGAGCGCCTCGCGTCTGTTTTAACCACGGCGGTCCCCAAGCCGCATGGGCAGAGCACAAAGCAGACTTCCTTAAAAGACTGGGCGGGAAATCCACAAGAAGGGAAAACAAAGGATTTGGGGCAATTACTATCGCAGGAGCGACAAGGTGTATTCCTGATCTTGCGGAGATTTATCAGTTATGCGTCAAGGATGGCAAGAAAACTGTTAGTAGAAAATGGCTTGAGCAGATTGGAGAAATCGGCTTGGCTTGGTGGTTCTGCGATGACGGTGCAAGCTGCGGGCGCGGCTTCTATCTGCATACTGAAGGATACTCATTGGCAGAGAACAAAATTATTTGCCAGTGGTTTAGGGATAGATATGGTGCGGCAAGTATCCGCACAGGAAAGCGCGGATATTTCTGGATCTATCTGTCTGCAAACACTCAACGAAAAATCCTGCCAATCATCGAGCAATATATCCCAGAGTGTATGCAATACAAGCTGGCATCAAGTCGCGCATGTGCGGCGTCTACCACAAAAAGAATCCGTTTATGACATAACGGTTGCAGAGACACATTGTTTCTTTGCAAACGGAATCCTAACACATAACTGTCACCGGGCAATGGCGAAAAGCTACCTGAACCTGCTAGCCAATTATCCCGCCGCCAAAATCATCGGCTTGACCGCCACCCCGGAACGCCTCGACGGCAAGGGGCTGGCCGATCTGTTTGAGGACATGGTGGTGGTTTCCACCATTCCTGAACTCATTGCCGAGGGCTATCTCATTGCCCCGGAGTGCTACGGTGCCCCCAGCGGGGGCCCGGATTTGAGCCGGGTCAAAAAGAGCGGCGGCGACTACCACGAAGGCCAGTTACAGACCGCGATGGATACGGCGGAACTGACCGGCGAACTGCTCACCAACTGGCAACGGCTGGCAGCAAATCAGAAAACGATTGTCTTTGCATCCGGGATTGACCACAGCCAGCACATCGTCAGTCGGTTCCGGGATGCCGGGGTCAGCGCCGCTCATTTGGACGGCGCAACCCCGTTGCCGCTGCGTCAGCAGATTATCCGCGACTGGCAGTCCGGGGGAATTCAGGTCGTCTCCAACTGTGCGGTGCTGACCGAAGGCTTTGACTTCCCCAGACTGGAATGCTGCGTTCTGGCCCGGCCCACCCAGTCCGTCGCCATGTACCTGCAAATGGTCGGACGGGTGATGCGCCCGGCTCCAGGCAAAGCCGGAGCGATGGTGCTGGATCATGCCGGGTGCTTCAACGCTCACAACCTGCCCTTTGAGCATCGGGAATGGCTGCTGGAAGGCGAGACCGAACGGCGCAAGCGCAAGAAGCGGCCGCCGAAACAATGCCGGGTCTGTCAACTCAACCATGAAGCGGATGAGTCGCGCTGGCTGACCGATACTCAACCGCATCTGCACGGACATAAGGCGCTGGAGCGGGCGAAAGCAGCGCTGCAAGCTGGAGCCGGGCTGGTGGTGTGTCCGGGCTGCTCGATGAGCGATTGCCTGATTTGCACCGCGCCGTTCAACGCCGGCAGTGAAGCGCCGCATTGCCCCAACTGCGGGGCGATGTATACCGCCGAAGAAAAAGAACAGCCCGGCGACGGCGAGCGGGCCTTGCCTCTGGAGTCGAGCGATCTGCTGGAGCGCTGGACGGAAAGCCCGGCCAATAACCGGCTAAAAATAAAAAACGAATTTGCCAAGCTGATCAACCAGGCGCGAGAAAAAGGCTACAAGCGCGGCTGGGCGTTTCACCAGTTGAAGGAAAAATACGGCGATGCGGCGCTTGAAGCCTTGCCCCGCCATACCGGCGAGTGGTGGAGGCAATCGGCATGAGCGACCTGACCTTGCTTGATGCGATTGCCGCCCAGGGCTTTGCCGCGCCCCGCGACATTATATGGGATGGCGAGATTCACCGCTTCCCCAGCGACCCGCGCAAGGCCGGTCAGAAAGACGGCTGGTATATCGCCTTCGATGACCAGCATGGCCGGGCCGGGGCGTTTGGATCCTGGCGTCAGGGCCACGACAAGCACAGTTGGAGCAACGGCACCGGGCGGAAATTGACCGCTGAGGATTGGGCGGCGATTGAGGCCAAGAAACGCGCCGCCGAGGCCAAGATCAAAGAGACCCGCCAGAAAGCAGCAGGCCGAGCGGCGGCGATCTACAGTCAGGCCGCCACCACCGGAACCAGCGCCTATCTGGAGCGCAAGGGGATTCAGCTTCCCGCCGGGGTGCGCTTTGTTAATAACCTGCCCGCGCAGCCGCTCGGCTTTGGTAAGGAGTTTTCGATCACCGGGCTGGTCGTGCCGGTGGTCAACAGCGCCGGGGCGATACTGAGTGTGCAGTTCATCCCCGATGCGCCCGGAAGCCGCAAGCTGTTTTTGCCCGGCGGTCAGGCTGGCGGCGGCTTGCATGTGCTGGGCAACCCGACCGACGCGCCGGTGATCGGGATTGCCGAGGGGCTGGCGACCGCGCAAAGCGCCGTGGAAGCGCTGGGCTGGCCGTTGGTGGTGGCGTTCAGCGCCGGCAACCTGCCAATAGTCGCCGCTGCGATCCGCGCCCGGCATCCGCAAGCGGAGATCGTCCTGTTGGGCGATAACGATCCGGCGGGCCTGACCCACGCCACCGAGGCGGCGGCCAGCGTCAAGGGCCGCGCGGTGTTCCCGCCAGACGGGATCAACGACTTCAATGATCTGCACGTCGCGCAGGGACTGGCGGCGGTCAAAGCGGCGCTGCAACCGCCCGATGGCGCTGATCCGCTGTGGCGCACTGAACTCATTATTAAACCCAAAGAGGACGGCAGCCAGGACATTCTGTTGCGCCTGCATAACTTGCTGCTGATTCTCGAAAATACCCCGGAATGGCGCGGAAAGCTGGCTCTGGATGAGTTCGCCAATCAGCTGCTGTACCAAGGGAAAGAATGGGTGGACGCCCAGGCGCTGGAATTGAAATCCTGGCTGGAGAAGCACTGGATTCCATCTGAGGTAAAAACCGGACTGGTACATGAGGCGGTCGAGGTGATCGGGCGACGCCATGCGGTGCATCCTGTGCGTGAGTATCTGCTCGGCTGTCGATGGGATGGTGTGGAACGGATTCCGACATTTTTTAGCGACTTCTGTGGTGCGACCCATAACCGCTATAGCGAAGCGGTCGCCCGGTGCCTGTTCGTGTCCGCCGCGGCCCGTATCCTAGACCCCGGCTGCAAGGCCGATTTGATGATTGTGCTGGAAGGGGAGCAGGGGTGCGGGAAATCCCGGCTGGTGCTGTCGCTGTTCAGTAAGGAATGGCACAGCGAAATCACCGAGTCGCCGGGGAGCGCCGACTTCTATCAAGCCCTGCGTGGGCGCTGGTGCTGCGAGTTCGGCGAAATGGCGGCATTCGGCAGGGCAGACAAGAACCGGATCAAGCAGGTGCTGACCCAGATTCAGGATACTTACCGGCCCAGTTATGGGCGCAACAGCCGCACCTTTCCCCGCCAGAACATCTTTATCGGCACTACCAACAATTACACCTGGAATGATGACCCGACCGGAGCGCGGCGGTTTTTGCCGATTCGCTGCGGGGACGCGATAGAGATTGAGGCCGTGATCGCGATCCGCGATCAGCTCTGGGCTGAGGCAGTGTGGCGCTTTCGGCAAGGCGAGCAGTTTCACGACATCCCTGATGCGGCGGCGGAACAGGATGCCCGCTTTGATCAGGACGCCTGGGAAGAGCGGATCGATTATTGGCTGCAAACAAAAGCCAAGGTTACAATTTTGGAGGTGATGGAGGATTGCCTGGGACTGAAAAGCGACCGCCAGGGGCGCGGTGAGCAAACCCGGATCGGCGGCATTTTGCGCCGGCTGAAATGGCTCCCCAGGCGGGAATCAAACGGCGACCGGAGGCGGTTTTATATGCCCACAAGGAGACAGGTGTCAATTACCCCGCCCTAAAGGGCGAGGCTTGTGATGGATAAAATCGCAAGGCTGGGTTGACCAGCCCAAGCCGTAACCAGCCGGCTACGTTGTGTATAGGTTCAAGACTCACCTTGGGGCGCTTCCTCAACTCCAAGCTCTGAAAGTCCCGGTTGCAGACACGCGACAGGGTAAGCACGAAACGGATCGGGACGCGATGCCGGTACACAACATGGGCGAGGGGAGCGAGCCGCAAGGCTCTGTCACCAGGCGCGTAAGCGCATTGTTGGAGAGAAGCAAAGATGGCTGTTTTTGTATTGGATAGACACAAAAAACCACTGATGCCGTGTAGCGAGAAGCGGGCCAGGAAATTACTGGGGCGTGGCCGCGCACGGGTCCATCGACTGATGCCGTTTTCAATTCGACTGGTGGATCGGACGGTTAACGAAAGTGCTTTACAACCGGCCAAGATTAAACTTGATCCGGGAAGCAAGACGACGGGAATAGCTTTGGTGCGTGAATCTGAAACGGTTGACGACGCAACGGGTGAAATTCACACCACGGTTCATGTTTTAAATTTGTTTGAGCTTCATCATCGCGGCAAACAGATTAGCGAGTCATTAACGACCCGGCGACAACTGCGCAGGAGACGACGTGGAAACCTGCGCTATCGAAAGCCCCGATTCCTGAATCGGGCCAGGCACAAAGGTTGGTTGGCTCCCAGTCTACAACATCGGGTAGACACGATAGGGGCCTGGGTGAATCGTTTCCAATGGCTTGCACCCATCACCGGGATTGCTCAGGAATTAGTCCGCTTTGATCTGCAACAGATGGAGAATCCCGAAATCAGCGGGATTGAATACCAGCAGGGAACTCTTGCCGGTTATGAAACCCGTGAATACCTGCTGAATAAGTGGAATCGCACTTGTGCTTATTGCGGGGCCAAGCAGGTTCCGCTCCAGATCGACCATATTCACCCCCGCGCCAATGGCGGCAGCCATCGGGTCTCGAATCTGACGTTAGCTTGTCAGCCGTGTAACCAAAAGAAGGGCGCTCAAGAAATTAACGTCTTTTTAGCGAAAGACCCAAAACGATTAGCGCGGATTCAGGCGCAAGCCAAACGACCATTAAAGGATGCAGCAGCGGTTAATTCAACCCGCTGGGCGTTGTTTAACACGCTCAAAAACACGGGCGTTCCTGTCACTACGGGGTCAGGCGGGCAGACCAAGTTCAACCGGACACGACTGGATATTCATAAGACCCATGCCCTGGATGCGGCTTGCGTTGGGAATACGGAGGAGATCAAAGATTGGAATAAACCCACTGTAGCGATTAAAGCGACGGGACGCGGCAGTTATCAACGGACGCGATTGAATGCTTATGGATTCCCGCGGGGTTATCTGACTCGGCAGAAACGGATCAAAGGATTTCAAACCGGGGACATGGTGAAAGCCCAGGTTCTGAAAGGGAAGAAAACCGGCTCTTATAGGGGTCGTGTTGCGGTTCGCGCATCGGGAAGTTTCAACCTCCAAACCGCGCAAGGGGTTGTTCAAGGGATTGGCTATCGCTGCTGCAAAGTCATTCAACGTGCGGATGGTTATGGCTATTCGCAACTCGGCACATTCCAAAAAGAAGCCGAACTTCGTTCGGCCCGCTATCCCTCCCCGGCCTAAAGGCCGGGGTCTCTCGCGGAAAATCTGATGAAATCATGAAGCCGTCTGACTCTTACCCCCTCGTATCCGCTGATCTCTTCAACATCGTCGCTCAAGGAGAATGGGTGTTGCAGGGCGATGAATTGCGCCTGACCCAACAGCCGGAACTCCGCACGACCAGCCTGGCCGTGGCGGAGGTTTTTGGGAAGCGCCACGACAATGTGTTGCAGGCTTTTCGCAACATGGAATGCTCGGAAGAATTTAACCGCCTTAATTTTAAGTTGGTTGATTACTTGGACGCCAAGGGCGAGCGCCGCCCGATGGTCGAAATGACCCGCAAGGGCTTTGAGTTCCTGGTGCTGGGGTTCACGGGCCGGAAAGCCGCGCAATTCCGCGAAGACTACGTCGAACGCTTCCATCAAATGGAGGCGGAACTTGTGAAAAAAACCAATGAAATTCAGAATTTATCGCGGCGTTATGAGCATTTGCCGTTTATCAACGGAGTCAACCTGACCGCAAGAACCGCCAAGCCTTATCGCATCAAGAACCCTGATTTTATCCCGATCCCCGGTGTTTCGATTCGCCAGACCGCTCGCGGAGAAGGTGATTATGCCGTTTAAGCAGGTAACACAAGGATAATTGAATCAACGAGTTGTCCAACCTTGTCCAACATCGCCAAACCTTACGTCCAACCTATTTATATAGGAATCATTGGCTTGTCCAACCGTCCAACCTTATCCATCGCGCGCACGTTTATACAGAATTTGTCATATGCCGCCAGTTTAGCTTATGTGTGTGGAAAAAGGTTGGACAAGGTTGGACGGTTGGACAAGAACATGAATAGTAAAGAAAAAAATCCGTCCAACCTTCCATAATGGTTGGACGTAATTGGACATGTGGTTGATATGGCTGAAAAAACCGCAAATTCCGACCGCCTGACCTATGCCAGACCGCCGCCCATCGCAACGGCTGGAACCGAGAGGACTGGGCCACCCAAACCGCCCTGCTCCATGACGCCACGCTGGCGGGCCATTATTCCGCCACCCCACGCCCCTACGGAGACCCCATGAGCTACGACGAAGACGCCCTCCGGATCGAATCGATCCGCTTCTGCAACGAAACGCAGCTCCACAAGATCGTCGCCGCACCGGACGCCGACTGATGCCTAAATTTCTGGAAAAATTACACGCGCCGGGTGCGAAGGGGACAACGATCTGCGGCGTATCCCGTCAGCATCAATCTGTTGCCCGGAATCGGACGGCTTTTGCCGAGGCGGTACGGCGAATGCCGACGCAGGTCTGCACTGGCTGCGCCAAATTGTCGCAATCTGTCCCAGCAGGCCGTCCATGATGCTGACGTGCCCCGACCCCGCACCACCCCCGCCTAAACCGGCAAAGGTAAGTGATAACATGAACACTGATACAGGTAAACGCCTAGCTGGAGCCAACATGGATAAACTTGAACGCTGCTTAGGTACGGTATTAGCCGCAGAGGGGGGCCAGTCCAACCATCCGGTTGATCCCGGCGGTTTGACGAACTACGGCATTTCGCAACGCGCCTATCCGACGCTGGATATCGCCGCGCTGACCATTGACGACGCCAAGGCCCTGTACCGCCGCGACTACTGGCAGCCCCTTCATGGCGACTCGCTTCCGCCCGGCCTGGATTTGCTGATGCTCGATTGCGCTGTCAACCAAGGCGTCGTCACCGCGATCCAGCTACTGCAAGCCGCGCTGAAACTGAAAGAGGATGGCGTTCTAGGACCGGTTACACGCGCCGCAGCAGCCCAGGCCATGCCGGATGTGCTGGACAATTTCGCCGCCGAGCGGGCGCTTCGATATGAGTTCAACCGCAATGAAGCCACGTTTGGCCGGGGCTGGTATCGCCGGCTGTTGCGGATGCACCGGCAGGCGTGGAAGATGGCGACGCCATCATGAACTGGTTGATGAAACGCGCTCTGCGCTATGGCTACGCCCGACTGCGTGAGGCCAGCACCTGGCGAAATGTGATCATCCTCGCCGGCGGGTCGTGGGCCGCCATCCACCCCGGACAGGCCGAGTTATTGGTTCCGGTGTGCATGGGGATTGCGGGATTTATCGGCTCTTTTTTTCCAGACCTGCTGGGAGCGCCCCGTGAAAACCTACCCCCGATTGACCTTATCGGAAAAAGCCAGGCGGTTCGCCCTGAAGGTGACGCTGGTTTGCGCCCTGGCGACGGCGCTGCTGATCCTGACCAGTTGCGCCAGCCCGTGCGGCCCGTCGATTACCCCGTCCGCCATAACACCGACGAAGCCGCCGATGACGAAAACAATTTTCCAGGCTGGGGTAGCTGAGTCGGTGGGCATTCAATGCGAGTGGAGATATTGAGATGATCTCTCTTGAGTTGATGTCCCCGCCTGAACATGCCAACTGGCCCAGGTGTGGCGCAGGTCGTGCCAGCGGAAATCGGCGATACCGGCATTGAGCGGGACCGTGATTGGCTTTCCGGCCGGTTCATCCCCACGCATGTGGGGAACGGCCGCATGGCTGTCATTTTTTTCGATGAGATCCCTTTTTTTGCTGCATCGCTTGATCGAGCGTCATCCCTCGCGCCATTCGGCGATGCAGGGTTGACGAGTTCAGGCCGAGCATCGCCGCCGCTTCTGGGATACTCAGCTCACCACGAGCGGTCGGGTAGCGCTCAGCGGATCCGCCAATGCCAGTTTTTTTCGGCGCTGTTCTGTGGTCGTTGGCGATTTTCCATGCCCTCGCGTAGTAGCGCTGGCTGAGGATGTTGACTCGGCGGCGCAACTCCTCAGAAAACTGAGGGCCAGCGCACCGCTGCATCAGGTAATACAGCAGCAGGAACCACCACGGCGGCGGGTCGGATAGCTGCGACGGGTCATCGCAGCGCACCATCCAAAAGCCGCTCCAGCGCGGCATTTTTTGACGGCGGGTTTTCCGCCGCCGCCAGGGCGTTCAGCCGGGCGGGGCGAACTGGGTTTGATGCGGCTGGTTAATGATGCGGCCAGGGCTTTAACTTAAGCGCGGCCCTAGTTAATCTTGGGCGCGAAACCTTGACAAGATTAGTTTATTATAGTATTAGAATAATCTTATACGCTCTAACAAACAGATAGTTATGGGATATTCTGAAAAACTAACATCTCGGCAACAGGCGTTTGTTGAGCACTATGCCGCGTGTGGCAATGCGACCGAGGCCGCACGGCTGGCGGGGTATAAGAAGCCGCATCCGCAGGGAGCGGAAAACCTACTAAAACCTACGATTCAAGCCGCCCTGAGCGCCTTTACCTCGAAAGTCGCAAGCGCCCGGATTGCCACTGCACAAGAGCGCCAGGAGTTTTGGACTGGCGTGATGCGTGGCGTCGATGTGTACAAACCGCACATCAAAACGGTAGCCGAGCCGACCGATCAAGCGCCCAATCAACCGCCGCCAGAACCAGAACCAGAAATCGAAATGAAGGATCGGCTGAAAGCCAGCGAATTACTTGGTAAAGCCCAGCGCGATTTCGTAGTCCAGATTGACACGCCGGACGGCGGGAATATCGCCGCAGCACTGACCGCGCTGCTGGCCGGCGGTACGCATGTTCTTGGCACTCTCCAGATCCGAGCCGACGATGACAGCGACAGCGATTGATCCGGATCTGGTGCGCCGCACACTAGCTGATCAGGCGTGGCGATTGAATCATCTATACGCCATTACCGATAAAGACGGGCGATGTATTCCGTTTGAGATGAACTGGGCGCAACAGGCGTTTTTCGAGTCCATCCATACCAACAATCTGATCCTTAAAGCTCGTCAATTAGGTTTCTCTACCTTCATCAATTTACTGCAACTGGATACCGCGCTGTTTGTGCCGAACACGGCGTGTGGCGTAATTGCTCATACCGATGATGCAGCGATGGAATTGTTTCGACGCAATATAAAATTCCCATACGATCATTTGCCGGACTCGATCAAGGCCATCAATCCGCCAGCGTCGGATTCGGCGCATCAATTCCGATTCAAAAATGGCAGTTCAATTCGTGTTGCTACATCTATGCGCTCGGGAACGATTCAGATTCTGCACATCAGTGAATTTGGCAAGATTTGTGCTCAGTTCCCGCATCGTGCCCGAGAGATTGTGACTGGCTCCCTGGAAACGGTGGGTAAGGGCAATATCGTAGTGATTGAGTCCACAGCGGAAGGGAACGAGGGCTATTTCTACGATTACACGCAGGCCGCCAAGGCGATTTCCGACAGCGGTAAAAGCGCGAGACTCAGTGATTTCCGCTTCTTCTTTTTTCCGTGGTGGCAAGAGCCGAGTTATCGACTGAATGCGCCTCAGATCATCCCGCCGACGCTGACCGCGCAGTTTGAGCGGATTGAGGCCGACTGCGGCTGTGTACTGGACCCGGCTCAGCGCAACTGGTACGCGGCCAAACGGGCTAAATTAGGGGATGACTGTTTTAGAGAATACCCCAGCACACCCGATGAGGCGTTTTTTCTGTCGATGGAGGGCAGTTACTATCTTCAGCAGATCGCCGCCGCCCGGCAGTCGGGCCGCATCGGCGTCTATCCGCCCGACCCGCGAGCGCCGATCAATACCAGTTGGGATATTGGCATACACGATTACACGGCCATTTGGCTGCATCAGCAGGTCGGCCAGCAGCAGCGGTTCATCGGCTATCTGGAAGGCAATGGCGAGCCGTTGCAGTATTACGTCGATCAGATTATGGCGTTCACCCGTCAGGGTTTTGTGCTGGGGACGCATTATTTGCCGCACGACACCCGCAAACGCGATCCGAAGGATGGGGTCTGTTATGCGGATGTCGCTGAACAATTGGGATTGCGCCCGCTGGTAATTGTCGATACGCCGGATTTATTGGGCGGGATTCAGCAGACCCGGGATCGGCTGGCTCTGGCGCATTTCGATGAGGAGCGCTGCGCGGAAGGACTCAAGCGGCTGTCCAGCTATCGCAAGGAATGGAGCGAACGGTTGGGTGCGTACACCAGCCGGCCCCGGCATGATGAGGCGAGTCACGGGGCTGATGCTTTTCGCATCTGGGCGCAAGGCTATCAGCCGCCCACGGCGGCGCATCGCGCCAGCAGTCGCCGCCCGGTATCGGCGCTGTGCGTTTAACGATTAAAGACTGTCGGGAGACAGACTGATGCTGCATTCGGAAATTAGCTACGTGCCTACGCCCAAGGGCGACCGGATGGAGCCGGCGCTGTTGATTGCGCGGGGGCGGAAAGCCGTCGCCATTCCGCTGAGCATGGCGCATGAGTTCACCGACGATGCTGTGGCAATTGCCAAGGCGATGGAGTACGCCGTCATTCTGTACGGCTCCTTTATTCGCGCTGACGTGTTTCGGCTGGTGGACTTGATTACGTCCCGGCTGGTCGATCTGGTGTCGGCTCCGCCCGGCCCGGCGCTCAACACCCCGGATCGGGTGCAACAGCAATTGGCCTCGCAGCGGGTCCACCTGACCGCCAACGGTGAAACCCTGCTGGATGCCCGCTGATGACGCCCGCTGATCCGCCACTGAACGCCGAAACCCCGCCCTCTGGCCTACCGGGGAGCGAGACGCCACGCATAAATCAATTGGTGTCATGGTGGAAAAACGCCCGCGACTACCAGAGCGCTAATCGCGAGCAAATGGCGATTGATGAAGACTTCGTAGACGGAGACCAGTGGACGGCAGACGACCGGCAGACGATGGAAGCGCGGGGACAAATGCCGCTGGTGTTCAATGAGATTCGGGTTGCGGTGCAATGGGTGTTAGGGACTGAGCGGCGCACCCGGATTGACTGGAAGATCATTCCTCGGGAAGCCGATGATGTCACCGGGGCGCAAATCAAGACGCAGTTGCTCAAGTACCTGTCAGACGTGAACAGGATGCCGTTTGAGCGCAGCCAGGCGTTTACTGAGGCGGCGCAGGTGGGATTGGGGTGGCTGGAGTGCGGGATTCGTCAGGACAGCAGTGATGAGCCGCTGTTCATCCAGCAGGAGAGCTGGCGCAACATCTGGTTTGACCCGATGAGCCGCAAGCTGGATTTGTCCGATGCGCGGTATCTGTTCCGCTCCAAGGTGGTGGATTTGGATATTGCTTGCGCGATGTTCCCGGCGCACAGCGAGCGACTGCGTTGGGAGTCTGATCATTTCAACCGGCTGTCGTGGTTGAACGAAGACATTGAACTGGGCGGCGAAACCCGGCGCAACGGCGATATGCGCCATGAGTTCCTGCAAGATGTGTATGACACGCCCCGGCAGGTGGTGCGACTGATCGAGGGATGGTATCGGACGCCCGAATCGGTTCAGGTGCTGCGCGGCGGCCCGGTTAATGGTCAGATTCTGGACCCGACTTCGCGCCCGCATTTGACGGCGCTGGATCAGGGGGTGGCGTCGATTTATGACGCGGTGCGGATGGTGGTTCGTGTCGGCATCTTCACGATGGGTGGCTATCTGCTGACTGATCAGCCCACGCCGTATCGTCACAACAAATTTCCGTTTATTCCGGTCTGGGGCTATCGCAAAGGTCGGGACAATCAACCGTATGGCCTGGCCCGACTGACCCGCGATCCGCAGATGGATTTGAACAAGCGCCGCTCCAAGGCATTGTTTGCGCTATCTACCAATAAGGTCATTATCGAGAAGGATGCGGTGGAGGACCCAGAGTTATTTGAAGCCGAGGCCGCCCGCCCGGATCAGATTATTTGGAAAAAACGCGGGGCTGAGATTCAGTTTCTCAACAATCTGCAACTGGCCGACGCGCATGTGCAAATGGGGTTGCAGGATGGGCAATTCATCCGTGAGATCAGCGGGATCACGGCGGAGAATCTGGGGCTGGATTCCAACGCTCAAAGCGGCAAGGCCATTCTCGCCAAGCAACAGCAAGGCAGCGTCGCCACCGCCACGCTGTTTGACAACTTGCGTTTCGCCACTCAACTGGCCGGCGAATTGATGCTGTCCCTGGTCGAGCAGTTCTATGATGCGCCCAAGGTCATTCGGGTTATTGGCGAGAAGCAGCAAGCGGAGTTCGCCACGATCAATCAGGTTCATCCGCAGACGGGTGAAATCCTCAACGACATTACCGCCCGCCAGGCCGATTTTATGGTGGGCGAGCAGGATTTCCGCGAAAGCTACCGGCAAGCGATGTTTGAAACCACGCTGCAAATGCTCTCGCAGCAGCCGCCGGAGCTAGCGATTAAGCTGCTAGACCTGGTGTTTGAGTTCAGTGACCTGCCCAACAAGGAGGAGCTGGTCAAACGGATTCGCCAGATCAACGGGATGAGTGCGCCGGACGATCCGAACGCCGAACAACAAGCTCAGGCCATCGCCCAACAGGCGCAACAGGCGCAACAGGCGCAGCAACAGGCGATGATGGATAAGGCGCAAGCCGAAACCGATTTGAAACGCGCTCAGGCTGAACAGGCGCGGGCCGCGGCGGACAAGGCGCTCACCGAGTCTCAAATTAATGTGATGCACCGTTCCCCACATGCGTGGGGATGAACCGGAACCAGCAGGAATGCCCGGCGACACAAAGGAACCGACATGAGCAAAGACGAACAAGCAATCGAAGCCGAAATTCAAGCCAAGGGGCTCAACGCGCCGCGCCTCTCGCCCGAGAAGATAGACGCCGTGATTGCCGGCGAGGACTACCACGTTTTCCCCGGCACGACGCTGACGGTGTGCTGCCTGATGCTGCGCAACGGCTTCACCGTGACCGGCGAGAGCGCAGCGGTCAGCCTGGAGAACTTCGACGCTGAACTGGGCCGCAAGATCGCCCGGAGCAACGCCCGCGACAAGATTTGGGCGCTCGAAGGCTATGCCCTGCGCGAACGCCTCACGGCTTGATGTGGTGGCCGGCATGATGACGCGAGAACTCATGCCGGCTAACGCAGAAATAACCGGCGGCTGAAAGCCGTCCGGGTTGATTGACGGGTTAGCCGTGCGCCCGATGAAAGGCACGGCAACAGCATAGGACACGACCATGAACGCAAGCAGGGAAATGCCGAAGTACGAATGCCACAAGAAAGTGTGGGCGCTGAAGATTGCCGGGATCGTTGGCGACCAGCATGGCGGTGTGTATTTCCAGCCCGCAGAAGAAGGCTACGACAAGGTGCCGTTGTCGCCGGAATACGTGGCGAAGCACAAACCCGAAGTCGGCGGCTACTACGTAGTGTATGAGGATGGCTACAAGTCGTTTTCACCGGCTAGCGCTTTCGAGAGCGGATACACGCGCCTGTGACGGCTAACGTGGAGTTCAGCGGGGAGGGCAAGCGCAGCTTGACCGATTCCGCTGGAACGTAGGGTTGGGCATATCGTAACAACGGAGAAAGAACATGCGTGATGGTGACATTTTGCCGATTGAGTTAATGGCCCGACGCGAGGACTGGAGCGAAGGGGTTTCGATATACATGCGCCAGCGGACGGCTGGAAAAGGGAACGCAGTCGCGGCCCCGGTGATGATGGTGCAAAAAGAACCGGGGGAGCACGTTGAGCCGATGCTGCGGCTTGAAATACAAGCGGCACAACAATTGATGGACGAACTGTGGCAGTGCGGATTGCGCCCGACAGAAGGAACTGGGAGCGCCGGTAGCCTGAAGGCAACAGAGAACCATCTGGCCGACATGAAGCGGATTGCTTTCACCCTGCTTGATAGGCCCAACCCATAGTTAAGCGCGTTGCCGTAGGCAATCCGCTTGAACGCCTTGTTAGCCGACCGGCTGGAAGGAAACCAAAGTAAGAGGAAATCGAAATGAGTGAGCAAAAATTGATGGACATTGGGCGGCTAACGACCAAGCTCACCGGCGGCTGAAAGCCGTCCGGTTGATTGACGGGTTAGAGCCGGCGAACCTACGGAGAGTGATGATGGATAAGAAACGACGCGCTGCCGCACAGAAGTTACTGGACGCTGCGCACGAATTTTGGAGCGCATGCCACGCCGAGGGGCAATACGGCGCAGTGCAATGGCTGACCGGAACGACCGGCGAACTGGTGATATTCACGCGGGCCGAGTACCGGCAGCAGTTGATGGCGAACATTCACACGCTGCCGGGCGTGGAGAAGATGCATCTATTCGGCGAAGAAATGCCGAGCGATGACGATGAGGCATAACGCACCGCTAACCCGCCGCGCGTCTTTTGCGCGGTCGGGTTGAGCGGAGTGTTAGCTGTTATTTCTTGGAGTTCTGACATGCTTGACATTCCATTACGACTGCTTTCTTTGGTTGCTGGCCAAGGCCGTGTTCCGAATTGCACGAAAACAGTTAAGATCCTTCTGTGGATGGCTCTTGTGGTGGTTGTTCTGCAAGTGATAATCCTTGCTGTGCGGCTATCAGCTTAGCTTTAATTTGCTCTCGTTCAACTATGGATGATTAGGGTAGAGGTCTGGGTCTACCCGGATCAGAAGCAAGCGGTGAAGGATTACGCGGATGCGCTGGTGTCTGGAAACCGCCCGGATTGAGAGGGCGCAACGCCAGACGCGGATGGAGTTTGACGAAGTAGCCTCGCCATGTCCTGAATCCTCAATTAAACGTGGGCCACGCCCACCCTTGGAGAAGTGTACCCAATGACCGACATTAACACCGCAAAAACCCTACCCTTTGAACCGGAGCAAGACGCCGAACTGGACGCCATGGACGAGGGAGAAGACGAAGTAGCCGCGCCCGCTGAATCAGAAGCGCCGGCGAAGGAGCCTGAACCGGAGCCGGAAGCGCCCGCCGAACCGGAGCCGAAAGCTGAACCGGTGGAAGCCAAGCGCGAGCGGGGCTATCAGGCTGATGCGACGACGCTGAACGCAGCTCAGGCCAAGCTGACTGAAATTGACGCGGCCCTCGATGCGCTGGCGGATAAATACGAGGCCGGCGAGTTGTCCTTCAAGGACTATCGCCGGGCGGAACGTGACCTGTCCGCGCAACAGAATGCGCTACGGACCGAGGCGGTCAAGGCCGAGGTGTACGCCGACATGCAGCGCCAGCAGTCGCTGCGGGAGTGGAACGGCGCGGTCGAGGCGTTCCGGGCCGATCCGGCTAATCAGGCGTTTGAATCGCCGGCGATCATCCCGATGATGAATAGTCAGTTGAACGCGCTATGGCAGGAGCCAGGCATCGCGGAGAAGTCGCACCGCTGGGTACTGGATGAAGCCAAGCGGCGGGTGCAAACTCAGTTGCGGGCAGTGCTGGGCGTGGCGGAAGCCAAGCCAGAAGCCAAGCCGGTAACGCCCCGTTCGGCAGCGGCGGTAACAATTCCGCCGACTCTAGGGCGAACGCCAGCGGCACTGCCGAACGGGGCGGGCGGCGAGTTTGCGGCGCTGGATAGTTTGAACGGGATTGCGCTGGAAGATGCGCTCGCGCGGATGAAGCCGGAGCAACGCGACCGGTGGCTGGACTCTTAAGTTTTGCAGTCAGGCGTTGTTTTATTGAGCGTCGAGAGACGCACAGGAGTAAATCATGGCTCGTACGATTGTGGGATTGAACGATCCCAAAGCCGTTAAGAAGTTTTCCGCGATTCTCGCCAACGATGTTGCGCGTGATTCGTATTTTCAGTCCCGCTTTATGGGGCGCGGGGAAAGCGCCAGCACCCCGATTCAGATGCTCTCTGACCTGGAAGCCGACGCCGGCGATCAGATTTCCTATGATCTGTCGGTTCAGTTGAAGATGGCCCCAATTGAGGGTGACGACATTTTAGAAGGAAACGAAGAACCGTTGAAGTTTTACACCGATACAGTCTACGTCGATCAGGTCCGGTCTGGCGTGAATACGGGTGGACGGATGACCCGCAAGCGCACCTTGCACGATATGCGCAAGATTGCCAGGCGCCGGCAGGGCGATTGGTGGCAGCGGTTCTTCGATGAGTGCTTCTTCATCTACCTATCGGGCGCTCGCGGCGTCAATACCGAGTTCGTCACCCCGGTGGGTTGGACGGGTCGGGCCAACAACAGTCTGAGTGCGCCGGACAGCAGTCATATTGCCTATGCCGGGGCGGCGACCAGCAAGGGCACCATCACCAGCAGCACCAAGCTGAGCCTGTCGGATGTCGATAAGCTGATCGCCAAGGCTAAGATGATGGGCGGCGGCAGCGTGGAAACGCCCCGGATTCAACCGATCAAGATCGACGGCGAAAATCATTTTGTGCTGGTCATGTCGCCCTATCAGGAATACGACGTGCGCACCAGCAGCACGACCGGGCAATGGCTGGATATTCAGAAAGCCGCGACCACCGCTATCGGCAAGGACAGTCCGATCTTTAAGGGCGGATTGGGGCTGTACAACAACGTAGTGATGCATGTCCATGACGCCATTATCCGGTTTAGCGATTACGGATCGGGCAACAATCTGCCAGCTAATCGGGCGCTGTTCCTGGGGGCGCAAGCGGCGGTCTGTGCGTTTGGCACACCCGGCGGCAACGGCTCCGGGCTGCGCTTTGACTGGCGCGAAGACGAGGCCGACCGGGGTAATCAGGTCATCATCAGCACCTCGAGTATCTTCGGGATCAAGAAGACCACCTACAACTCGCTGGACTTTGGCGTCATTGCTGTTGACACCTACGCGATTGACCCGTAATCGAACCAGGACTCAGGACACAACATCATGGCTACTGCTTACGCTTCTCCTCAAGTCGCCGCTAACTGGCCGTCGATCAACGCCTGTGAGGGCGGTGAAGTCATCGCGGCTCGCGGCGTGTACGACATCGCCTCTGGTTCGGCGTTTGTCATCAATGACACTGTTGATCTGGTGAAACTGCCGGCGCAAACGGTTTTGACGGATTACATCATCGAACTGCCGGCGCTGGATTCCAGTACGGGCGTGGTCTGGAGCCTGCTGACCACCGATTCCAGCCCGGTGACGCTGGAATCCGGGCAAACCTCCGGGCGGTCGGGCGCTGGGGCCCTGGTGCGGATGAGCACCTCCACTGGTCCACAACGAGCGGTGACCAATACCGACGTGAATATTCGCCTCAAGATCACCACGGCGGCGACCGGGACGGCGGCGACCACCGGGACGCTGGCGATCACGATCTTCTATCGCCCGCCGCAGCGTAACGAGCATGTGAGCTAACGGCGATGTGGATCGAGTGCATCCTCAAGCACCCCGGCGGTTGCCGGGCGGAGATTGGCGGCGTGGAGTACCACTTTGCGCCGCAGCCGGATGGTCGGGACGTGTGTCGGGTGGACAACCCGGCTCATGCCGCCCGGTTTCTGGAGCTGGCGGAAGGCTATCGGGAGACGGTGAACCCTGAACCTGAACCTGAACCCGAACCCGCTCCTCCTAGCCGCAAGCGGCAGGCCGGTTGATGACGCTGCTCGACCTTATCGCCGCCCTGCGTCTGCGTCTGGATGACCAGGGCGGCGCTACCGGAACCATCCCGACCGGCTACTCGTACTACTGGGAAGCCGATGATGCGGGCTGTCTGTGGAAGAATGCGGAACTGACCGACGCCATTAATCAGGCGCAAGTCGAGTTCTGTATGCGCAATCCAATCATGGACCCGACGGAAACAATCACTCTGGTGGCGGGGACGGCGAGCTACGCGACGCCAACATGGGCAGTGACTGTGGAGCGGGTGTTGTTGGCGGCAACGGGCGATGCGCTACAAAAAATATCCCATGAGGATATTGATGACGGGCGTTATTCGTTGACTGGAACACCGGAGTTTTACTACGAAGATACGAATCAAGCGCAACTGGTGGTGGTCCCGACGCCGATTGCTGCGGGTACGCTGCAACTGACCATTCAGCGGTTGCCGAAGGTGGCGTTGACCTGGGCGCTGCGGGCCAGCGCCAGCCCAGAAATTGATGCGGTCAACCATCCCGATTTGTTGGATTACGCGGAATATCTATGTTTCCTCAAGCGGGATGCGGACACCGATAATCTAAATCGGGCCATGCTGGCGCTGTCGCGATTTGATGCGCGAGTCGGCGACCGACCCAGCGCCAAGCTATGGGATTTTCAGCGCCGCGTCGCCAATAAGCGCACCCGCAGCCGGGCGCAATTCATGTAGTCGTTGCACGAACCGGGATCGTCGTGAGGACGATCCGATGGAGAAAGAACATGGCGGATGATGATCTGAGACTGAAAAGCGCATCCCTGATACCGCCGCCGGGGAGTTTTGGATCGGCAACGCCAGGGATCAACCCGGATGTTCAGGCTACATTGGATCGGCAAAAGCAACGGGCCGACTATCAAGCGCTCGCCGCTAAACTACCGGATGCGCCGCCGCTTCCGGTAGGATTGGCCGGACCGGCTACTCTGAGTTCGCCGTCCGCGCCCACCAAAATACCAGGCGCGGGCTTCCAGGTCCCTGACTTTTCTCATCGCGCATCAACGCCTAATCCATTAGGTTTTCTGGATGGCGCATCGCCTCCGCAGTCCCCACTGACCGAGTACGGTCCACCCCAGACGCCCTTGCCTGCCGGGATGCGTCAATCATCGGCGCTACCGGACACTGATATTTTCCGCCAAGTCAACAGCAGCGCCACACAATACGCGCCGCTAGGCGCTCAGGCGATGGGCGGCGGGTTGGGTTCAGCGATGTTTCAGGGCAAACCCAAGGGCGGCGGATTCCTGGGGTACGTGGGGACCGGGGAAACCAAGGATATGAATCAAGCCGACGCGACGGCTTATAACGTCGCCCGACTCAACAGCCAGGCCGACGCGCTGCGTTCACTGCGCGAAGCCCGTAATCCGGGCATCACGACCGGAACCGGCGCGTTTGCGCCCGCCGCACCTTCCCCCATCGACCCGTTCAGCCGTCCGACTGACGGCAACGGCGATGCGGAGAAGCGTTACCAGGAATATCAAGGGCTACTGCGGGAAGCGGGGACGGGCCGGGGACTGACCGCGCATCAGCGCCAAGCGATGGTTCAATCCGCGCAAGGGTTGATGATGCCGGGCATAGAGAACGCCAAGCTGGCGCAAGAGGGCCAGAACTCCGCCAACAGCCTCGCCGCTCAACAAATGCAGACCCAAACCGCCTCGGCGGATCGCCGGTTTGGGGAGAATCTGGCCTCACAGGATCGGCGTTACGCTACCGATGCGACACTAGCCGGACATCAATTAACCGCCCAGCAACAGGCGCGACAGAACGCCCTGGAACAGCAGAAAATGGCGCTGAATCAGGGCCAGACCGCCGCCGAATTGGGTTTGAAGCAGGATGATTTTGCGTTACGGGCCTGGCAAGCCGGGCAAGGACCGCAAGCGGTAAAAACCGCGCAAGAGGCAATGGATGCTCAGCAAGCAGCGGCGTTGCGTCAAAAAATCATGGCTATGCCGCCGGGCAAGGAGCGCGATGACGCCGCGACGCTTTATGCCCAACTCTCGGGCGGCAAGTTCAACCCCTACGCCATGTTCACCGCGCCTGCCGCGCAGTAAAGGACTGTCATCATGGCTAACTGGTGGGATTCGCCTGCATCGCAAACCACCGCGCCCGTTGCGCCTAATCCAGTGACGCCCGCGCCGGATAACAATCTGCTGACCTATTATCAGCGCCAGATGGCAGCCCGTCCGAAATGGACGCCGTCGGATGCGCCCTATTCGCTGTCCGCGCCGTCGTTGGCGCTGTCCGCGCCTCCCGATACCCAAGCGCCGACTGCGCCGGAAGCCAAAGCGCCGGAAGCGCCGGGCGTACTGGGGTCAACCTGGAATGCGCTCAAAGGTGCGGGCGTCGAAGCCCTCAAGACCACGCAGAGTGTCGGCCCGGCGCTCTATGGTCTGGCCGATACCGCTACGGGCGGCTATTTGGATATAGGCCGGCGGCGGTTGCAGGCGGGGATTCAGAATGCGCTGGGTGATGACACCCGCTGGCAGGATATTGACCCGATGGCAGTCAGCCAGCAACGCACCGGCGCGATGCAGGACGAACTCAAGCCGGATCAGTATCGGCAATGGGAGCAGGATGTTGCACAGCAGCAGGGCGCATGGGATAAGACCAAGGCGACGCTGAGTCATCCGGGGCTGATGGTCGGCAAAGTGGCGGGATTGGCTCCCTATCTGCTGGGTGGCGAGTTAGGGCTAGGAGCGAAAGCCACAACGGCGGGTTTTGGCGCACTGATGGGCGGGCAATCGGCGCTCGATGCGCAAGCGCGGGTCTATGACAAGCCGCTCGAGGATCTCCAGAAACTACCCGACTATCGCCCGGATCAATCGGAAGCCGACAACCGGGCGCGGCTGGCGCAACAGGCCGCTCGTCCGGCGGCAGCGTTAGGCGCGGCAGCCGGCGTGATTCCGGGCGCGATTGCCGGTAAGGCGCTGCACGGTCCGGTCACGGCGCTGCTGGGCGGCGCGGAGAAGGTAGCGGCCAGTTTGCCCCGGACGATGGCGCAAGGCGTACTGCAACAAGCCCCAGAGTTCGCGGCGATGAACGCCGGGACCACGTTGGCCGGCAATGTCGGGCTGCGAGCGGTCGATCCGAATCAGCCGTTAATGGAGAACGTGCCTGAGACGGTGGCCGAGGGGCTGCTGGTGGGCGGGCTATCCGGAATGGCCGTTCATCCAGTGATGAGTCGCTATCAGGGCAACAAGGGCGCGAAAGCCTATACCGCCGTGCTGGATCAGGTGCATGAGAATCGGGCGGCGGTGCCGGATACCGACCTCGCCAAGTACGTCGCCAATGGGCAGGAACTGCTGAGCAAGACCCCGATGGGCAAGACGCCTCGCGCTGATTTGCTGGATGCCGTGACCCGGACGCAGCAGATCATCGTAGACCGGCAAGCGGCGGCCCTGGCGCAACGGGAAGCGGCCATTGCCGACTATGTGAAGCGGCAAGCGCCACCGATTCCGCCGGAAGCTACCCTTGATCCGACCGCCGATCCGTATGGCGCGATGATTCAGGAAGCGGCGCAACGCGATGATCTGTGGAACGAGCAACGCGAATCGCTCAAGCGCAATGTGGCGCACCTGGAGCAGTTAAAGCAACTGCGGGTGGAGCAGGACCAGCGGGCGCAAGAATCGGCCCGGCTGGAAGCGGCTCGCAAGGTGGGAGAGGCGCAGCGCCAGGCCACCACGCCGACGATTCCAGAAGGCTATGATCCGACGCTGGATACCGTAGGCCGGCTTCCAACTTCGACCTTGCCGCCGGGCTATGACCCGAACCCGAGCGCTTCGATGGGCGCACTGGGTCAGTTGGGACCAACCCGATTGGGCGCGAGTCAGGAACCGTCGCCGCTGGTGGGACTGTTGGGCGTGAAACCGCCCGATGCAGTGCGCCCGCCCGTAGCCGCGCTAGAACAAAATCCACTCGACCTACTCCGGCAAACCGCCCGTCCTGATGTCGTGGCGTCAGCCCCTATCGCCAGTGAAGGGCGGTTGCCCAACGGCCCGCAAGACCTCAACCGGCTGTTGTTGGGCGATGCCCCGGAGCCGGTCAAGCCGCCGGTTTCCGAAGTCGTTTCCCAGACGCCCGACGAGTTATTGAATCGTCCGGCTCGTATTCAACCGCGTGAAGGAAATCCCAATGCCGCCCAAAGCGAAAATGCCGCCCGTCCCGCCGACGAAGACCAATCCGTTTCCGCCGCCGCCGATCATGGCAATGCCGATGCCGCCAATGAAGGCCGCGCCGATGAAGTCCGCCCCGCCGAAAGCGCCGCCGGCCAAGGGCAAGAGCGCCCCGCCGGCCAAGAGCAAGGGCAAGAGCAAGAAGTAGCGCCAACCCCGCCCATTGCGGCGGATTCATCCACACCACCGGAGATCAGCCATGATCAACGCAGCCAAGGGCAGCAAGCCCAAGCCGAAACCGAAACCGAAACCCTGCTGAATCAGCAGCCCGTCGCTCCCACAGTCCCGCCCAAGGAGTCCTTGGTGGGACTGTCTTATGAGCAACTCGCTAAACTGAAATCCGAGTTTGATGCGTTTCTTGACCAATACGGCGATCAACATAGTTGGGTGCAATCCGCCGATGGCAAGATGCGTGAAACCATCATTTCTAATCGGAATATCTGGGCCGATTACGGTCATGCCCTTACTAAAGCACTGAATAGCGCCCCGCGTCCTCCCCAGGCCGAACCACCATATCGTCAGCCGGTTCCCCCCGATCCACGGACCGCGGCGATTGATGAGCGGGTTAATCGTCAAATTGCTGAACGCCAGCAGCAGGTCGATACGATCAAGGCGGCGACGCTAGAGAAAATGCGAGCGCTTAAACTGGAGGCGCAGCGCCGCCAGCAGGCCGGCGAAGACCCGCAGACCATCGTTGCCGATCTTGGCCCCGCTCTTACTACCGGAAAACAGGTTTTGGATTGGCTGGAACAGCGGGCGTTTGAAGCCCGCGATCAACGCGGTTACTCGGTCAATCTCCGCGCCCAAGGCGCGACCTTAAACAAAATTCCTGACTGGATTACCCGCCATGTGGAATCGGTAGAGTCGAAAGAATCCGCCCCTCCTCAAGAAGGGGCGGGGAAGTCACCAGCTACTACCACCAAACCGCGCCAGTCCTACGCCGACAAAGTGGCGCTACGCGAAACCGACGATCTGTTAACGGCCATTGCCAAGCTGGGCGGAATTGACCAGGCCAGCGCCAAGCGGGAAGGCATCGACCCATCCGAGTTCAAGCGGATGCCGGTATTTGGCAAGCCACTGTTTCGCAAAAAAGGCGGACGTGGCCTGGATACGATGGCCGAAGTCTTATCTGAGGCCGGTTATCCGGTACTGGACGAGAACGGGTATTACACCGTCAACCGGCTGCTGGATCAGTTGGATGCGGCGTTGCGCGGCGAGCAGATTTACACGCCAAAAGGCTACGAAGACATGGTGCGGCGGGAAGCCGAAGACCGGCAACGGCAACAAGAAGCCGACGATTGGGCGCTGGATGACGTAGAATTAGAAGCGTCTGGATTTAATGGATTGGCGGATTCAGAACAGGCGATTGCGGATTGGAAAGTTAACGCCAGAAAGCAATTAGGCGTTGATAAAGCTGATGCGCTGTTTGAAAGAATCGCCGAAAAGTCGAATGCCGATAGTGAATCTGAATTTCTACAGGAGCTAAACGATGCCTATTCCAGAGAGATGGAGAATGGCGGCGGCGGTCGGGGATCGTCTGTACGAAATGCACCTGAAGAATCTGGCCGAGCGGCAACAGGCGAAAGCCCAGAAGACTTCAGCCTCTCTGGTTACTCCCAAGCCAACCTTAACGCCCGCGCCGCCGAAATAGCTCGAGCGCAAGCCGAACAGGCGGCCAAAGACAAGGCCGCTAACCAGAAAGCCGCCGCCGACCGTGCGCGAGACGACTTTACGCTATCTGGCAGTAATCGACCAGCAGACATTGCAATTGCTGCTGGTCAAAAGCAGATGTTTGCTGCCACAACCCCCCTTTCACTCACTGCCCAACTCAAGACCCTATCCTCTGACGCTACCGTTCAAGCCCTCATCAACAATGGCCGGCTCAAGCTAGTCGCCAAGCAATCGGAATTGCCGCGTAGCGCCAGGATTCCGCCCAGTCAGCGGGTCGCAGGATGGGTCGATCCGCAAACCGGCGTGGTTTATCTGGTCACGGATAACATCACGCAAGCCGAAGTGGACGGGATGCTCAGCCACGAAATCGGCGTTCATCAAAGCCAACTGGGTCTGAATCAGCCCAAGCCGCGAGCCTTGCGCCTGGCTCATGCCCTGGTGCGGTTACTCGGCGGTCGCGCCATTCTGGGCGATCCGGCGTTTGAACAAGTCCTCAAGCAGATGGAGCAACTGCGGGCGGCGGGTAATGTCCGGGTCGTCGCCGCTTTCGAGGAAGCGCAAAAGGCCGCCGGCAAGCTCAATCAAAGCCCGGCCCTGTTGCAGGAAGAAGCCCTCGCTTATCTGGTCCAGAACCAACCGCAGTTGCCTTTGGTGCGGCGCATCATGGCCGCTATCCGCGCCACGCTGTACCGGATGGGACTGAAGATCAGCTTGACCGATGCGGATTTGCGGTATCTGGCGCAGTCGGCAGTGCGGCGGGCGGCGGCAGAACGGGCGATGCTGGAAGCGCGGGGCGAACGGGATGTGCGGTTTGCAGTCGCATGGCACGGGACGCCGCATACGTTTGAAGCAGAGAATGACGCGCCGCTAGGCAAATTCAGGATGGATAAACTAGGGACAGGTGAAGGTGCGCAAGTTTTTGGGCATGGCCTGTATTTCACGGAGAAACGCAAGATTGGCGAGGGATACCGTGATGGCTTATCCGCTACTGCGCCTGCTGCTTATGAATGGCGCGGCCATCGGTATGAAGATGGGCCAATCAAACATGCGTTATCACTGATTTACAACGATGGCTTGCCGTATACACGCAAGCTGGCAAAGCAATGGGCGAACGATGCCGCGAATAACGCAGATGAAAAAGCCTACTTTCAAACGCTGCTGGATACCGTTAACAATGTCGGTAGTAAATCGGAAATCAGGCAACATAAAGGGCGACTGTATCAAGTCCACTTAAAGCCCGCAGATGACGCATGGTTGTTGTGGGATAAGCCGATTACAGCACAAAGCAAGCGGGTAAAAGCTGCGATTGAAGGCAACGCCACACTGAAATCATTGGCCGCTGAACGCAAGGAGGGTGGTAGCCAAAAAACCGGCGAAGACCTGTATCGGGAACTGTCCAGTAAACAGGGCGGGGATCAGGCGGCATCTGACTATCTGGCAACCGCCGATATTCCGGGCATGAAATACCTGACGGGCGATTCACGCGCCAAGGGTAAAGGCGACTACAACTATGTCGTTTTCCGCGATGGCGATGTGGAAGTAATGCAACGATTCGCCCTCGCCCGCCCGCAACCTGCCCATGGCACCCCGCCGCGCCTGGCGCAAGCCGTCGCCGACAGGGTGGCGGCGCGACTGCCGGAATCGGCCAAGGAATTTGGCCGGCGCATCCTGGAAGAAGCGCAGTTGTGGGCCGCGCCGATGGCGGCGGGAACGGCTCGTACACAAGCCCCGGCCAAGGATTACGCCAATGGCGTCCGCCAGACCTGGTATGAGGCAACCAAGACCCTTGAGCGGCTGACCAAGGATTTCACGCCCAAGCAGCATAAGGCGATGTGGAACGGGATGGACGCCACCAGCGTTTGGGTCCAGCAGGCAATGAACGGCGGGATGGATCGGGATGCGGCGATGCGGGCGGCGCAAGCGCAACGAGTCGGGGTATTCGCCCTGCCGGCGGCGCAACGCGATGCGGCGCTGGCCTTATCGACTCGCGCTGATGCGTTGTGGAAACGCGCCAAGGATGCCGGGATGGTGCAGGACGACGCGCAAGGATTGCCGTTCTGGACGCCCCGAGTCGCCGCGATCATTGGCGAGGACGGCAGTTTCGGCAAGCCGCCGGGCAAGAATGAAGGCGTTCAGAATCCGGATCATCCGGGCATCGGCTTCACCACCACCAGCCCGAACCTCAAGCATCGCGGGCATGTGTTCGCCGCCGACAGCGAAGCCGGAATGCAGAAGCTGTTTGGCGACAAGGCCGCTCTGGTGCGCGATATTCGCGTCATGCCGCTGGCGATGGCGCGACTGGAACAGGCCATTGCGGGTCGGGAACTGATCAATCAGGTCAAGGCGATTGGTAAAGCGATTGGCGCGGAAGTGACTTCGCCATCGCCCAAGCGCGGCTATTTCACGCTGGATCACCCCGCCTTTCAGACGTTCGTACCGCGCATCGAGAGACAGGCGAATGGCGCGTGGGAGCAGGTGCAAGAGACGGTGACGGACGCTGATGGGCATACTACCTTGCGCCCGGCGTTTGAGAAGCAGCCGCTGTACATCGCCAAAGAATTTGAAGGGCCGTTGCGGGCGGTGCTCAATACCCGCAGCGGAGCGATTTATCAGGGCCTGATGGGCCTCAAGCGCGGCGCGATGAGTCTGGTGATGTTCTCGCCGATGATTCATAACGCGGTCATTTGGGGTAAAGCCTTCCCGGCCATGCCGGGCAAGATGATCACCGGGCAAATCTACTTTGAAGGGAATCGGGCCAAGCGCGATCCATCACTGATGAAGGAGGCGATAGGCAACGGCCTGACTCCGATCAATAGCGGGGCGTTTCACCCCGATGTGCCGACCGGACTCAACAGCCTGAGCGGCCATGACGCGGGCCTGATCAGCACCGCGCTGAGCAAGGGCGTGGGGCTAGTCAATAAGAGCGCCGGCGCGGCGTTGGCGAAAGGACTGGATCAGTTGGGTGGCTTTTGGCACAACACCATGCTGTGGGACCGGATTGCTGATTTGCAGATGGGGCTTTACGTCAATCTCAAGCAGCACCAGATGGACAAGGGGCTGGACGCGCAAAGCGCCGGACGGGTAGCGGCGCATTTCGCCAATCGTTACGCCGGGGCGATTCCGCAGGAAGCGATGGGCGAAGGGGCGCGGCGACTGGGCAATCTGGCGCTGTTCTCGCGCTCGTTCACCCTGGGCAATCTGGCGATCATGAAGGACATGCTGACTGGCCTGCCGCAGGACGTGAAGGCGCAGATTCTGCGCGACGCCGGACAAGGGGCGATGGACCAGGCCACGGCGGCGGCCCGGAAGAAAGCCTGGGTGATGCTGGCGGCGGACATCGGCTTGATGTATGTCGGCAACGCCATGCTGCAAGGCGCGGTGGACAAGCTCAAGCTGGACAAGAGTCTGGATGAGATCGGCCAGGGATACGCTCGCCGGCTGGATAAGGCGCTCAAGGCGGCGGACGGCAACCCGCTGCAACTGGTCAACCCGTGGAGCGCGGCATTCTTGCCGGATCGGCTCAGTCCAGGCAGTGAGCATGAGCCGGGCAAGGAAGACCGGATTTTTACCGGGCGCGATCCGCGCACCGGCACCGCGAGCTATACCCGACTCCCAACCGGCAAGGTGGGCGAAGAATTGTTACGCTGGCCGACCCGTCCGCTGGAAATGCTGCGCAAGAAGCAAAGCACCCTGTTGCGCCCGACGATGGAAATCTTCGCCAACCGCGATCATTTCAATAACCCGGTTTATGACGCCGATGCGCCTGGCCTGGATGGCATGGTTCAGCGGGTAGGGCAGGTGGTGGGGCATTTTCTTTCCGGGCAAGCGCCGGTCGAGGAAGCGGGCGCGGCGTATCGCTCGCTAACTGGGCAAGCGGTGACAGGCGACACCTTGAAATGGGCCGGGCCACTGATGGGTTTTACCGCAGGGCGTGGCTATCCGGGAGGGCCGGAACTGGGCGCTATTGCGACGGCTGAACGCCGCCATGCCGATGAAATCAAGGCGATGCGCCCAGAGATTAAGCGACTGGTGGATGGCGGCCAGGTGCAAGAAGCGGTACGGAAAATGACTCAGTTAGGCATGTCGCCCACGGCGCAACGGGCGCTCATCGTGAGCGTGGTCGCGCCGCAATCCCGGCTCAACTCCGGGGCGCTGATGCGGTTTTATCGGAACGCGACCGTGGAAGAAAAAGCCAAGTTGCAGGATGTGATCGACGCTCGATAACAGCAACTGCCCGATTTATGGTTTAATAACACATCGCCGTGATGGCGATACGTAGTGAGGATTTTAAGCATGGCGCTTGATTACGGTATCCCGAATACCCCGCTCGTCATTACGGTCGGAACGCCGCTGGTTATGGTGGCGTCCGATTCTTCCCGCAAGAATAATCTTCCCTTCCCTCTCTCTGTCCAAGCCATCCCTGGAGTTGGCGGGACGGTTCTGGTTGAGTATCGCTTGCATACCGCCGCCGCCTGGTTGTCATGGCCGGCAGGTACGGTATCCGCCACTACGATCTATCTACTCTCTGGCCCCGTGCAGGCGTTGCGCTTTACTGCGCTCGTCGCTGATGCAACGGCGTATGTGGCGCAATAAAAAGGAGATCGCCCAATGAACCTCTGGGAACCGCTTTGGAGTCCGGTAACAACTCCTTATGAGTTCTACACCGCTCAAATTATGGCCGCAACCCTTTTTGGAGCCTTATAAATGGCCGCATCCCCTGTTTTCCCATCCAGCATTGCCCGCATCGCCAAGACGATTGTCAATTCGGACAGCACCAACTACGTCGATGTTTACGATAACTCGGCGTCCACCACACCCGTGCGTGTTGAAGCGATGGGTCTCTGTTCGGACGACACCAGCACGGTGAATATCGCGTTTGCCCTAAGTGACGGCGTGAACTCTTATTTGACAGACACTGTGCGGGCGGTGACATTGAGCGGCACCGATGGCGCAACGGCTCGCGTGAATTGCCTCAGCACCGTTGGCACAACCGCGCCAGACGGCATTCCTGTGATTTGTATTTCTGCTGGAGGCAAGCTGCAAGCGAAATCGCTGGTCGCGGTGACTGCGGCAAAAACTGTGACCATCACCGGCTGGGTTCGCCAGTACGCTTAAGGACTGATCATGCGCCGACTCGATCCTTGCCTTGCCCCCGCTGGTTATTCCCCCCGTCGTTATGAGACGCTCTCACCTGCGCCTGTCCTGGGCATGGGCGAGCGCATGACGGATTTGCTCGACATTCAGGCGCTCTTTGCGAATGGCGAACAAGGCGGCTATTGGCCTGCTGATCCGGCGTATGCGTATGAAGATTCAGCGGGGACGATTCCGGCGAGCGTGAATTGGGTGGTGGGGCTGCGGCTAGGCGTAGGTACGGTGTATCAGCCAGTCACTGTTGTGAATGGTGGGTTTGATACGGATAGTGGTTGGATAAAAGGCGCGGGCTGGACGATTACTGATGGGGTTGCGTCATTCAATAACGCGACGGGCAACAACCTGTATCAGTCCGCATCTCTTGTTGCCGGTGCGGCCTATATCGTCACATGGACTATGACAAAATCGGCGGGAATAATCCGGCCTGTATTTTTTGGCGGAACGACGGTTTATGGCGCGTATGGCACTGTCGGAAATAACAAGCAAATACTCATTGCAGCCACAGGTAATAATCAGCTGTTATTCGAGGCATCAGCAGGAACGGTCTGCACAATAGATAACGTCACGCTAACAAGAGTCACCCCTAGTCCCGCCATCCAAGCCACCACCGCCAACAAGCCCTACCTGCGCCGCACTCCGGTCAGCAACAAAACGTGGCTCGACTCCAATACCTCGACTGGCGCATTGACCGCGACGTTTGCCTCTGCCCTCGGAAGTGCCTGCACGATTGCCACCGTGGGCGCTGATGGCGTGACGATCCTTGAGAATCAGACGGTATCCACGACCTACAACATCACCCCGATATTCGGCTACAACGGTGACGTGATGGTGATTAACCGGGCGCTGACGGCTATGGAAAAGGCGCTGGTGACAAGGGTGTTGGGGCGCAATGTGCCGATGTTGGGCAGTGAGTTGATGCCCAATGGGACATTTGAAAGCGGGATTAGCGGATGGATTAGTACAGATGCGGCACGAGGCTCTGTTTCGGCGCTCAACGGAATGCTCTTTATTGACGGAACGGCAGGCAATGGCGCTGGCCCAGCGGCTGGTTATACCGGATTAACTGCTCCTGTCGGGCAATATAGAATCGGGTTAGATTTTTATGATGGGATCTGTCAGCTAGTAAACATTAACGGAAAAGTGATTTATCCGACATTATCCAGCGCAAGCCAGCGGCGCGGAGTCGTAGTAACCACAACAACGTCTCTAAATTCATATCTGTATACTGATGGATATACGTCAGTCAAAGTAGATAACTTCACTATCAAGGCCATTCTCTAATGTGGACAGAACGACTACCCCTCGCTATCCCTATCGCGCTCATCGACGCGGCGAATCAACTGGGAGATATCATTGACCCAGATACGGGCGGTGATAAAACCTTCTCCTCGGATCAAACCATCGCCGATTACGTTGTGGCCTATGTCCCATTCACTGAACAAATGCGGGCGGTCGTGATCGGGCGCAACGCCGCGCACTGGCAAGCCGCGATTAACCAGCGAGCGGCAGAAAAGGGCATGGAGCCGTTGCCAATGGAGACGATTGAAGCCCTCCGCGCCGCGCTGTTGTGTGGCGATGAAGTCGCTGAACTGGAATCCGCATGAAAGCCATACTGCTTTCTGCGCTCTTGTTATCTGGCTGCGCAACAGCGGATTATGCACAACTCGCGGATATTGGCACAACTGCAATTGGCATTGAAAGTGGGCTGGCGACTGAGGGTAATATAGTCTGGGGCGGCGCAAGTTGGCCTGTTATCGCAGTAGTTAAAATTGGCGTGACGCAAGTTGTTAAGCAGACGCCTAAAGAGTTCTGTGAGCCGGGATTAATGAGTCTGACTGTCGCTGGTTCCGGCGCGGCACTATGGAATATCGGTGTGATAGCTGGTAGTGGGCCTGCCGCGATTCCAGCGATACTGGGGTTGTGGTGGTGGCAGTGGGATAATTGGCAGACGGAAGCGATTAATGACTGTAAAACTCCGTTTTAATTCGAGGAAGCAAGATAAAAATAATGGAAATCTTGCTTGCATGGATCAGCAGTTCTGCGGCGTAGAGGATACGGATAATGTCCGGGCGCTGAATGAGATTCGGCTGACTATTGCAAATTTTAGGAACTAGGCGAGAAAACTGTGAGAACGTTCATCTGGATTTTCCGCGAGAGACCTCGGCATTCATGCCGGGGAGGGATAGCGGGTCGCCCGCTAGGGCGACTTCTTTTCGGGCGATAACCCAACCCTTGACAGCCTTTACAGCACAATATAAAATCTGTAAATGCCGTACCGTGCCTATCGCTACCGCTTCTACCCTACGCCGGATCAAGTGGTGAACTTGAACCAGACGTTCGGCTGTGTGCGGTATATCTACAATCGTTCCCTGCGCTATCGGCAAGATGCGTGGTATGAGCGGCAAGAGAATATCTCCTATCTACAAAACTCGGCGCTATTGACCGAGTGGAAGAAAGAGCCAGAACACCTCTGGCTGAATGATGTTTCCAGCGTTCCGTTGCAACAGTCGTTGCGCCATTTGCAGACGGCATATCGCAACTTCTTCCAGGGCCGGGCGAAATATCCCCGCTTCAAAAAGAAAGACGGCCACCAATCCGCCGAATACACCACGTCGGCTTTTAAGTGGGATGGCGAATCACTCAAGCTGGCGAAGCAAGCAGAACCACTGAACATTCGCTGGTCACGGCGCTTTACCGGTAAGCCGACCACGGTGACGGTTTCTCGCGATCCATCAGGGCGATATTTTGTGTCCCTTCTGGTTGAAGAAGCAGTGGCGTTGTTGCCAGTTGTGAATTCAACGGTCGGAATTGATGTCGGGATCAAGGATGTCGTTGTCACATCAGAAGGTGTGGCTTCTGGCAATCCGCGCCACACGGCGAAGTACGCGGCTCGTTTGGCGAAATACCAACGGCGATTAGCCTGCAAGCAGAAAGGCTCCAACAACCGGCGCAAGGCGAAACTCAAGGTCGCCCGCGTCCATGCCAGAATTGCGGACTGCCGCAGAGACTTTACCCATAAATTGACCACCGCGCTGATTCGCGAAAACCAAGTGATCTGCGTGGAGAATCTGGCCGTCAAGAACATGGTCAAGAACCCCACTCTGGCGAAGTCCATTAACGACGCGAATTGGGGTGAACTGGTCCGGCAACTGGAATACAAAGCCGATTGGTACGGAAGAACGGTCGTTGCGATTGACCGCTGGTATCCGTCCAGTAAGCGCTGTTCCTGTTGCGGATACACACTCGACCAATTGGATTTAGCCACGCGACAATGGACCTGTCCGAAGTGCCACACGACGCATGACCGCGATGTGAATGCGGCGCGGAACATTAAAGCCGCCGGGCTGGCGGTGGCCGCCGGGCTGGCGGTGTTAGCCTGTGGAGAGACGGTAAATCCGGTTGTTGCGAAAGCAGCCATCGGTTCGACTCGGTGAAGCAGGAAACCCTGATAGCGATGTCAGGAATCCCCACCGTTTACGGCGGGGAGGATGTCAAGATCCATCGGATATTGCTGTGAGTAACAAGATCACGCAAGAAAGCCTTACCAAGCTCAATCTAGTAGATTGGCCCGGTCGGATTGCGCGATTGGAGGCCAGTCAGATTGATCCTGTGAGGTTTGCACAAATCGAAGCCAAGCTTAATCAGTTTTGCGAACTCATTGTTAAGAACAATGAAGCGTCTCAGCAATCCGCAATCCGTAACGCCGAATCCAACGAGCGTATTGCTTCCCATCTCGAAGAAACGAAACGGGTATGGGAAATGGTGACGGATCAGGATGTCCGTCTGCAAATGCTCGAAAAGTCTTTTATCGAACTGCGCTCACAGAATCAGAATCTAACCGAATTTATGGGCGGCGTTCGTAAAGCGGCATGGATTGGCATTACCTGCGGCGGGATTCTGTTGTGGTGGATTGTGCAGCGGTATCTCGAACATGGGCCGGGGATGAAATGAAAACGATTCTGTTATTATTTTCGCTACTGTTTGGAATGTTTGCCTTTCAGATTATTCATTACCTGGATTTTGTCAATCAGGTTAGCCAGTTTGCAAACAAAGGCCCACGATTCACCGCGCATGACGGGCAATCGCTTTGTGAGCGAGTAGCGAAGTTGGAGCCGAATCCGCAGCCTTGCGAGTTTATGAAATGAGCGAAGAACAGAACAAGATCGACCTACTGACTCCCTACGAACGGCTGGCGTGTTACCGCTGCCGTGAAATGCAGATCAGTAATAACCATCGGTATGCGTGGTGTGAACGACATGAAGCGGAGTTTCCGTTGATGTGCGCTCATTATCGGGGGCTGCATGGCTGATCAGGCTGCGCCCGCCTTTACCTGGAAATTCCCTGCCGGAATTGATAACCAGTCGCGTGAATACGAGGTGCCAGACACGGCGCTGCGGGAATGCGTTAATCTGGACGTTACCCGTGCGGGCGGGTTACGAGTGCGGGATGGGTTGCGGTTATTGAGTGCCGGCAACTTTCATTCGTTGTACGCGCCGATTAGCGGCCAATTCGGATTGGCCTGTGTGGGCGGTTATCTGTCGCGCATTTCCGCAGCGGGGGAAGTCACGCCGCTGGCGGCGGTATCAGGCGGGCGGCTGGCGTACACCGAACACAACAGCGAGATTTACTGGAGTGATGGCGCGACGGGGGGCCGGATTACGGCGACGGGCGCGGCGTCATTCTGGGGGCTATCAGTCCCACCCGCGCCACTGTGCAGCGGGTCCGGCGATGCGCTGGTGCGAGTGACCATGACAGCGCGTTATCAGGGTGTGGAGTCCGGTGCGCCTGAACCGGTGGTTGTTGCCGGTCCCTCTGTAACCGTGACTACGCCTGCTGCGCCCGCTGGTGTGGACTTCGTAATCTACGCAACGCGCCCCAATGGGACAACGCTACGACAGGTAGCGACCGCAGCGGCCAGTACAGTGGTTGCGCTGAGTCTCAATACCCGCAGCAAACAACTTCAATCGCTTTATGCCATTCGCCCGCTTGCCGGAAAACTGCTATGCAGCTACCACGGACGCATCTGGATTGCAGCGGGATCGGCGTTGTGGTGGACCGCTGCCGAATCACCGCACTGGGTCTTTCCCGCCAGCAATTTTATACAGATGGATGACGCTATCACTCTGTTGCAGCCCGTCTTGGATGGTATCTACGTCGCCACGGCAACACAGACGGTTTTCCTGGCCGGGGCGTCGCCGAGTGAATTTCAGCAACGGGCGGTCAGTGATTTTGGCGTTGTGTCCGGTGTAGCGACCAGCAGATGTCCGCCTGACGTGTTTTCCGGTAATCCGCCACAGCCTGCCGCCGTTTGGGTGGATAGCGATGGGGTGCTGTGTGTCGGTCGGGCCGGCGGTCAGATGCAGCGATTGTCCGTGAATCGGTTTAGCGCCGATGTCCGGGGGGTGCCGTGGGGGTCTATGACCTATCGGCAGCATCGAGGGATTCGGCAATTTCTGGTCGGCCTGTCTGATCCAGCATCTGCGTCGTTTACCGATGTGCCGATCAGCACAACGGTCGCCAACGGGTTGACCGGCGCATGAAAAAGGTCTGGCGGGTTTTTACTCCCGAAGGTGAACAGCATCGCCGATCAGAAAAATGCGCGAAGTGTCCTCATATCACTCGTTGGTCAATGGGGAAAATCACGGTAGAGAAATGCGGTAAATGCGGTTGCCCGACTATCGGGCTGATTCGTTTTGATCAAGCCCATTGCTCAGTCGGGCATTGGTAATAGAGGATTACAGTCATGGCGTTAAATCTCTTTGCCGGGCAACAGCGGCGTAAAATCTGGGCCGACTTTCTACGGCTGGTCAACAATCATCGATGGGAAGCCGATGACAATGGCGATGTATTGATCGCCAAAGCGCGGGTCAGCGGCATCATCACGGCGGAACAGTGTGGGCGGATTCAGACGGTTAATAATACGTGGACTACCGAAGGGCTGATGTGGCTGCTACGCTGCTGTGTGGCCGGCGGCACTCCGACGGGCGCGGTTTATGTCGCGCCCTTTGGCGGAAACGTCACTCCGGCAACCACCTGGACTGCGGGTGGAACCGGGGCTGGTTTTAAGACTGTCGCCACTGAACTCTCCACTGAGTATTCGGAAGTAGCCCGCGTTGAATATGTCGAATCAGCGCCGGCTGCGAGTGGCAACGATGGCAGCACAAACAACACCAGCAACAAGGCAACCATTACCGCCGCTAGCGCCACGACCATTTACGGCATCGGCATCTTGACCCACAGCACCAAGCAGCTTGAAACGGCCTACCCGAATCAAGCGCTATTGGCCGCCGCGAAATTCGCTACGGCGGAAGTGTTGAGCGTGGCGGGGGCGTCCCTGGGCATCGGTTACACCCTCAATCTGTCGCCGGATTGATATGGCGAACGACCTGCCGGCTACGCCGGACTCGATCCTGGCTCGCTATATCGGGCCAGTTCAGGTCGGCGTGATCGGCGACCCGGGACTGGCCTTGCGCTATGTTGGATTGGCGCGGGTCGGGCTGGGACAGCTACGCAATGCGTTAGCGTTGGGCGGCATAGCAGACGGGGCGCGGCATTTCATTACACCGGGCGGCGCTAAAATATCCGTGCTGCGCATCGCCGGCATGGATCTGGTACGGATTGATATAACCGAGGTCACGACAGAAGAAGAACTGGAAGAAATCAGCCGGTTCTTCTTGGAGTCGGGGTTCATCCTGATCGCCAGTAAGTTAGAAATCAGGGAAAACGAACCGGTCGGCTGGTTGTACTACGCGGATCGGGTGAAAGACGTTTACGACCGATGGAATGAGCCGGATACAAAGTTGGCCGATCATTCCGCCAGTCAGGTTCCTTGGCTGGATTGGCTGGATGTACTGACGAAGAACGGCGCTGGCGTTTTTTCGAACGGCGATAACCCGTACCGATGGGAGGTGCGCGACTACACACGAGGGATGGTTAGTGAAGCGATAGCCGCTGGCAGCGAAGGCCAGGCCAAACAGTTGCTGTGGCTGCTCAAGGACATTGCCGCCGCGACCGGCAAGATGAAATTGTTGCTGCAATGCCAGTTAGGCCGCTATCACATCAACGGCGTGGCGATACTGGAGAACTACGGCGCAACGCCAACGATCAGCGCAACACATGGCGTGTTGACCCTTTCCAACTACCGCTATGCGCTGCTGCGGCTGTCGATGGGCAATGTATTCTGGAAGCCGCTCACCGTTAATGAAGATTTGCGGCGGATGATGGTTCGGCAACGCAGTCTGGCGTCAGTTGAAGACCAACAGCGGCTAGAAAGCTATTTGCTGGCGACAGCGGCAGTCGATGAATCAGCGACATGGACTGAAGTAGCGATGTCAGGCAACACGGTTTCCGGAACCCCGTTTTATTACGGATGGAAGGGCAACTGGGCCGGCGATGAATGGGCAATAGTGACGAACGAACCCATTTATGAAGGAATCCGCATTGTCTTTCATACTGCGCGGCGCTATTCCATTCAACTCACACCGCACATGGATGATGATGGATTGCTGGTTAGCGTGTTCGGGCAGTTCGCCAAGCACGAAGAACAGAACTACACGCCTCGCGTCAATATAGATTTACTCTGGTATCCCGATCCTATTGAACAGACCTTGGTTCCATTTGTCCCGGTCACGTCAGATGCTTTGCAATACCCGAAATTACTCTACGGCGATGCGCCAGTTTATTGCTGGTTTGATGACGAAGATAAGCTGGTGCTGGTGCGGCATACGCTGGATGAAATTCCAGCAAAGCCAAATTTCGATGTCACGATTGATTTTAGTTTTGAAGCATCGTATGGGGTTTATTCGTCGCTTGATCCATCCAATCAGCCTCTTTGCGCTCCTAACAAAGTCAATTACGATGATTGGAAAACCGCATCGCCGCAGTTGACGGGCGGGTTTTATTTAACGCGGGGTGGCGTCGCTCATGACGAGTCCAAGGATTTTACTGTTAGGACTGAGATTGATAACAAGCTGGCGATTCAGGCGCTGAGTGATTATTCGGCAGATGGTGCCGATGTATTTGAGGGTTCGTCATCAACGACTGTGCGATCAACCTGTCCACCAGGTCCAGTTTCCCCGGAAACACACTGGTTTAGCCTGGCGACGTGGACTCGCGGCGCTGTTGAGATGCTGGAAGAGTACACTGTAACGGATGTCAATACGGATTCTGTGTTTGTAATTCCCTTCCTCTCTAGCGAAAGCGGTTTTTTAATCGCCAATCAGCGCGATAGCGGCTCGTTCAACACCTTGTATCGTACCGGATGGACGTACATCAAAGGCGAAAGTCTGGAAGGTGATGCTTATGTTCCGACCTATACGATGTATTGGCGCGGTGTGTTAGGAGAGGATGGCGGATTTCATATTGCGCGGGATGTCAACACCACCGGGAATCGGGTAAGGACCGAGGTCAAAGGCTGGTTTTTCGCTAAACACCACGATCAGATTATTCCGCAGGATGATATTCTAATCGAATATCGCACTGGGCTTGCTTATAACTACAATACCAGTACGAGAGATTATGTGGTGAGTGTAACCGACGATGCGGCAATGAATGCAGGGACCGCCGCAACACTCGGTCCGCTGGAAGACTTGTTTAACCCTGATTTGTTTGGCGGGACTGTGACCACTTACGCTCGCGTCAATGTGCTGGAAAGCGTCAGCGGCGATCTGTATTACCCGGCGACGTTGCGCGACCGTGAAGAAACTGTTACCGATGATCTGTTGCCGATTTGTGGTTATGGCGGACTTTTCTCAGGATGGGCATAAATGGCATACCGTGACACGATTATTGCTGATTCTCCGGCAGGGTATTACCGGCTGGATGAATCATCTGGAACGGCGTTTGCGGATTCCAGTGGGAATAGCAATACGCTGACGCTATCCGCAGCCACGATGATTTCGTATTTGCAATCCGGGTTATTAACTGGCGATACCAATAAGGCTATTTCTTCTAACGGATCGGGGCCATTTACAGGAACCGTTGCCAGCCCTCCAACTACCTTAACCGGTGGTTTCACGTTTGAAGGTTGGTTTAATTGCACGGCTTTACCCGGATCGGGGGCGCAAGATGGAGATTTTATCTACATAACAGCCGGGTCGTATAGTTTTTATGTAAAGCTATATTCAACAGGGATAGGTCAACCATTACAAATAAGAACGAGTTTTAACAGTGCAGACGCTTACATTGCAGGATTAATCGCTACGAACACCCGATATTTTCTGACGGTTGTTTATGACACTAATTATCTGGATGTGTACATTGATAATGTTCGACAGCAGCATATTGCACGAACCAAGAATTATTCCGGGACGATCACTCTTTTTAATTTTTTAGGTCATGCCACTCGGATGTATAACACCAAAATGGACGAATTCGCCTACTACACTCGCGCCCTGACTACGGATGAAATTGCCGAACACTACGGCTACGGCACAGGCGCACTCATTGATCCAAAGGGCGATAGTCGGCCCATCCTGCGCCCCAAATTTAATCCCACTACTCAATCCATTCATCGCTTAGGACTATAACTCATGTCCGGAATTAAACTCATTGCTCAAACTGCTGAGGTGGCGCTGGCTGCGGGCGTTGCGAAGACCGTGCTGCAAGTTAAAGCCGCCGCCAATCATCGGGTTCTGGTCAAAGGCTGGGGCGTCTATTTCGATGGCGTCTCGGTCGCCGCCGAGCCGGTGCAAGTGGTGCTGGTGCGCCAGACCAGTGCTGGCACCATGACCAGCCTGACCCCGGTTGCGCTGGGCGTGTATACCGAGACGATCCAGATGACGGCGGCGCATACGGCCACAGTGGAGCCGACTACGGGCAGCGAAATACTGGATATTGCCGAGGTTCATCCGCAGAGCGGCTACGAGGTAAAGTTTCCATTGGGCGAAGAATTAATTATCGCGGGCGGCGGCTATCTGGGTATCGTCGTTACCGCACCGGCCATTGTGAATGTCCGCGCCAAGATTCTGACCGAAGAGTAGGCTAATGATCCCGATTCAGCGATTCGTAGGAGTCCGTGCGCCGCTGCTGAATCGGCGGATGTATTGGCGTTATGCGCTGTTTGAGCAAACCGATACCGCTGTTGCCAGTGATGTGTTGGAGGCGTTTCGTGCCGCGCCGATGCTCACGGACATTGCCATTGGCAGCGATGCACTGACTGTTGCGAAAGCTGTGGCTCTGGTCGATGTGGCGGTCGCCAGCGATGCGCTGGCCGGGCTACGCGCCGCAACGCGGGCGGTCGCGGATACCGCCTACGGCTCCGATGCGCTGGTGCGCTCGGCCATGCGGGCGCTGCTGGATAGCGCCGTTGCCAGCGATAGTCTGGGTCTGTCGCTCCGGGGCCGGCTGCTGGTGGATGCCGCTCATGGTGCGGATGCGCTAACCGGCGTAACTCTGGTGGTGAAGACCGTCGCCGATACCGGCTACGGCTCGGATGCGTTGACGGTTATCGCTCACCGCATTCTCGCGGTCATTGATACCGGGTACGCCGGCGATGCGCTCAGTCTGGGCCGTGATCCGGCGGTCTGGGTGATCAATGCCGATACCGGGGCGATCAGTGAATACCAGTGGACGGATCGGATGGATAGCGCCGCTGTGATCAATGGCGTGCTGCTGATTGCGATGGACACCGGGCTGTATGCGCTGGATGCCGACGAAGACGAAGATTTACCGGTGTCGTGGCGGTTGCAAACGGGCTTTTCCAATCTCGGCTCTCCGCTATTAAAGCGGGTACCGGATGTGAATCTGCAACTCCGCACGGAAGGCGTGACGCAAATTGAAGTCATCACGGATCGCTACGGCACGAAACAAACCGCCCGCTATCAGTTGCCGGCCTTGACTCGCACCAGCTATCGGGATGGCGTCTGCAAGCTCGGTAAAGGCTGGCAGTCGGTGTACTGGGGGATTGCCGCTCGCGGTACGGGGCCGGCTGAGCTGGATGAGATACGCCCAACCATTGAACTACTCAGCAGGAGACGGTAATGGCAAATTGCCCTACGATGTCGGGCGGCGGGTCCGGCGAACTCATTAATTCGCAACTGGCAACCCTAACCCAGTTCGGAACCAGTGCCTACCACGACGCCGTGAACGCGATGAACGAAATCCGCACGGCATTCGGCGACGGTGGTCCATCGGATTCGGCGATTGCCTGGCCGGGCGGCTGGCATGGCGGCGGCGCTGCGGGGACCACTCCGGCGCAAAGTGGGTCGATTAGGCTGATTTCGCCCACGCCGATTCCGGGAACGGGCGATATTGCCTTCAACGCCCCGGACGCGCCGAAATTAGTATTGGACGACATGGCCGATGTCGATACCGTCCTGGCCGATGTGCTGGCTCGGCTGGCAGCGCTCATGGATGAGATGCCGGAATACGCCGATGTGTCGGTAGAAGACCGTTTTCTGGTCTTGCTGGAACAGTACACGACCAGTCTCGCCGATAAGCTGACAGCGGTGCTGGAGGCGTCGCCGTCTACGGCATTGCTCAACAGCCGACTGGAAGAAATGCTGGCGGTCGGCTCCATAGGAATGCCCGCCGCCGTTGAACAAGCGATGCGCGACCGGGCCGACGATCAGCTGACCCGGCAGGCCGGGCAAGCGCAACGGGAGGCGGCGGATGAGTGGGCTGCGAAAGGTTTTTCACTACCGGGTGGAGTGCTGGATGCCAAACTAGCGGCGATTCGCCAGCAGGCCGGCGACAAGGAAGCGGAGTTAAATCGGGATACCTATATCGAAGCGGCGAAGTGGGAACAGGACGCCCGCAAATTCGGCATCGAAAGCGGGTTGAAATACCAGTCGATGTTGCGCGAGTCGTTCTTCAAGCAAATCGATCTGGCTAAAACTATCGCTGAAACGTGGCAGGAACAGCAAATCAAAGTGGCGTTGGCGCTGATCGAGATCTACAAGGCGCGAATCGAAGCATGGGGCCAAGCGGCGGAAGCGTTGGGTAAAATCGGATCAACAGCGGCTGGCATTATCAAGTCGAAACTCGACGAACAGCTTGCGCTAGTGGAACTATACAAGGCCCGGTTGATGGGTGAATCCGAACG